TCCTTGTTGGACATAATCTTATTACTGGTGGCATCGTAAGACAGCACTACCCCTGATAGCACATTACCATCTGAATCATAAGCATCCCCCACCTTACTGTAAGAAAGGCTCAAGGGATTAGCATGAGATAGGGATATTTCCCTACCACCGGTAAACGCCATGAAGGTGTCTATCGCCTCAGTTTCTGCTCCAGCACTGACCAGAGACCCCGAGGTAGTATGCTTATGCGTATACGTGCCATACAACCGCACATACTGCGCCGGAAAGGTTGCCGCCCTGCCATCCGAGGCCCAAGACAACCCTCCAGACGAGTAGTCTGCACTTAAGTGCGGCTGCAGAGTTGTCTGTACTACCTCAGGCATGTAGCCCCCTTAGGCTGACTGCCCGTCTACAGCAACAATAACCTGATCAGCAGACAGACTTGAAGCTGCGGCCGGGACCACCCTCTTGTACCACAGCGGATATGCTGCTGGGTGGGTCGTGAAAGTAATGGTGTCCCCATCTGCAAAAGTGCCCCCAAACCCGGCGTTATCCATAACAAAATACGGCTTGGAAAAATCACTGTTGGTGGGATTCAGATCTGAAGCGGTGGTAAACTCCCCCACTGCTCCAAGGGTGTCACCACTTAGGTCAAAAGTTGTTCCATCTGCCTGGAAAGTCAGGGTCCAATCCTGCTCAATACCACCAATATGATCTACCAGAACTGGATACGTAGTATCATCATAAGTACCGGAACCACTGGTTACTGAAAAACTGTCAACCGAACCTTCGATATCTGCAGGAGCAATAACTGAGGACACCCTAGTATTCTCAGCAGTGGTGTATGCAAAATCCAAAGTCTGGTCAATGACAATCGTAGCCACATCCCCCGCGTAACTTGGATCACCATTGATAGTCACATACTGCTCATGATGTGCTGGGTTGGTATCGTCCACGTCATCCTTGTCCGATATCCGAATGGTATCCCCGTCCTGGAACATATCAAACCCTACACCCTCAGTATTCACATCAAAGGTGGAGGCCCCCTGAGATACGTTGGCATTCAAAGGTCCACAGCCATAGACTCTGGTATCGTCCAGGGTAGCCTCAGTATCTATCTGGGTACCTTCGAACAATACTACAGCATCATCCCCCGGGGAATTGGTCTCCACAAATATGTAGGGCTGAACCAAAGCCAGATCCGTATCGTTGGCAATGTGCAGAAATACCTTGCGGTACTTGGTAGAGCCAGCAGTACGTTCACTCTGGGGAATATCCGGCCAGAGGTTGTTCTTGACTCCGGTAGGGATAGCAACTGACACCATACGCCCACCGTTACTGGCCCCGTCCACCATAACACCGGCTTCTCTCCAGATGATCTCACTTGCTTGTATACTCATTACCTTATTTCCTCGCTAAGAAAACCTGTCCGTTGGCAGTGGCAGCAATCGCCTTGATAGCCACAATCGGGTAGTTCAACAGGTACGTTTTTGCTGCAGATTGTGCGGCCTCCAATGCTGTCCAGGTAGCAGTCAGGGTCCAGGTCTGAGTTCCGGTACCGTCATTACTGAGGGCTATAGCTGAGCCACCAGGAGTAGCTGACAGCTGGAAAGTATCTGCCGTAGCATTCACTACCCAGTACATGGTACTGGCTGACAACCCCCCTGGAAGGGCTCCCCCTGAGTTGGATACCTCCAGAGACCTACCATCCACCAACCCGTGCATAACCGAAGTCAGGAGATTTGTTGCATTGGTAGCGGTAAACTCAGCATTAACACCATTAGCAGCATCTGCACCATCCAAGGTAATCAACGCCTGCAAAGTCCCGCTGGCCCCAGGAACAATCTGAAAACTGAAAGTTTCCTTGGGGGCAATAAATACTTTCTCTCCTGCAGCCGCCACAACAGCAGATCTGGTAACCACATTCTGCACATGTACTGTACCCATTTACGTATCTCCTAAACCGTTATCAACTTTATGGACCCTATGAAATAGTCCTCTGCAGGGGCATCTACTCTAAACACCAACGGAGAAAATTCCACTGCTGGGGCATCTGTATGCCTGAACATCACTGTAAAAGACTGTGCCCCTATGACCAAACTGTACTGTGCATTCGGTACTAGGGCCAATGCTACCACAGCATCTACTTGAGCTGTAGTTAGCCAGCCTTGATCCCGAATAGCCGCCAGCGTAATTTCTCTACCTGCTGTTAGAACCTGTTCCCTTATCTTAAGGGTACCTCCTACAGTACGTACAGCAGACTGGGCTACTTGATCCTGAATCCTTTCATCAGGCCATAGCATATGGGGGCTTAAGGTCACTCCACCTAATGTGATAGCCATAATCTACCTTCTCATACCTTTCAACGTGGTTACCAAGGCCCGAACCTGATCCCTTTCACCCATGAGTTCTACAGTAGACCCACCTAAAGACAAATTCAGATCCACTATGTCACGATTCACGGTTCCAGAAGAACCACCACTACTGCTTGAGGAAACCACAGGCCCACCGTTAGCAAAGCCCGGGGATCTGCTTTTTGGCATGGACATTGAATTGAGCATCTTGAAAAAATCCATACCATAATGCTTAACAGCAGCTGCCCGCATAACAAACTCACCATTAGAGAGCCATGCCATGATGCTATCGGAGATACTAGTGCCTGGACCAAACACAGGGCCACCCACAGCAAATCCAGAGCTATTGCCCTGAGGTAGGTTACCGGTAACCTGATACACCAATTTGATCGGATATGTCTTTGCAGTAAAATTTTCTATTTCCTCAAACAACTTTCCTACACCGTTATCCTGTGCTTCAAAAATAACTGCTTTCGAGCCCCCGAAGTCATCAAACTCGGCCCGTAATTCTTTCAACTTACTTTCTGCGGCCTCCAAACTCATATTCACTTCAATATCTATCTTCTGGTCAGAAACCTGAGCTATCTGATCTTTCAGTCTAGCCAACTGTTCTTTGATATTGTCTGCACGAACACCTTCTGTCTCAGCCGTATTTTCAGCCACCCTCTTTTGGGCCTCCTGAGACTGATTGATGCGCCCATACACTTCTTCTAACCGTTTTATGGTATCCAACCTAGCTTTTTCTTTGGAGACAATAACTGAACCATCCGACCCTTCCACTTCCTGATTTAATTTCTTCGACAGCTCTTCCTGTTTTCTGGCAATCCTTTCAGCCTCTTCATAATCTCCACGCAGATAGGCCCTTGTATAGTCAGAACTCAGCTTACTGAGTTCTTTCTTACGCTTGGTGTACAGCTCATAAGCAGTAAGGCCCTGATTAACCAGATCCTCAATAGTACTTCCCTGCCTCTCTTTCTCATCCTTGATGGACTGCTCTAAAGCAATTACTTCGGCCGCGTACTTTCTCTGGTTAGCTAAAGCCCCGTCTATTTCCCTGTTCAGAATATCGTAATACTGCTGCATGGCAGCCAACCGTGCATCTACCAATGTACGGGTAATTTCTATAGTCTCTTCTGCCTTTTCCTTCTCCGTCTTTGTAGAGGCATCCAGAATACGCTTGGTTTCAACAGCCCTGCGCTGCTCAATAGTAATCTGTTGCTGCATCCGTTTCTCAGCCAAACCTAACAGGGTATCCGTGTACTGCTGCTCAAGGGCTGATAACCCGGCAGTATCTCCACTACCAACAAGTGCCTGCCTTGTAGCCTCTGTCAGCCGGTCCAGCTGCTCTACCCCAGAGGCAAAGTCCAGATCGTTCAGACGTGACAACTCTTCAACTGTCCTAGTCGCATTTACTTCTGTTCTCTTCAAAGAGATTGCCACCTGATTCTGGGCCTTCTTCTCCGCCTCAGCAGCTTGGGCAGACAGTGTGGCCCTACGTGCAACCTCAGTATTCAACTCTTTAAGGCGGGACTTGAAGAATACTAGATTCTCAGCTGTCTTCTTGGTCACATCCTCCCTACCAATATCCTTAGCCACAACCGCCAACTCAGCATATGTGGTTATCACCTCATTCAACGTGGCTTTATACTTACTCAGCTCTTCATCCGAGAACTCTTCAACCTTCTTGCCTGCATACTTGTTCATTTCCTTCAGGGCATTGGTATTGTTTCTGTAGGCAACTCCCAGTTTTTTGGAGTTTTCTATGGCAGCATTGGTAGCATCAACAAACTCCCAAATTTTATAAACAGCGTATACTAAAGCTCCTATAGGCCCCCAAACTAAAAGCATCCTCTGTGCTGCCAACGCCAATAATCTAAGTGCTCCCCCTAAAGAAGTGGCGGAGATCGTTGTGGTTACCATCCAGGCCCGAAACTTCTTGCCTGGAACTAATATAGAAAGTAACACGGTGGCTATTTTCCCACCATGGGTATGCAGGGCCAGCATAGCCCTAACCAGTGGACTGAATATTAGCAGCAGGGCTCCCAGAGATACTGAAACTGCGGCTATCGTCCCCAAAAGCGTAGCTAGAGTGTTCACCAACTCTTCATTTGCAACAATCCATGTCGTCATGGAATCAATCCACTCGGAGGCTACCGTGAACCACTGAGCCACTATCGGTAGCACAGCAGTACCAAACCTTGTCCAAGCGTTGGATACCTTGTTCATGGCCTTGGTGAAGTCCCTGGCCTCCTCAGCATCTATAACATCAAAGGCCTTCTGTGCCGCTCCAGCCGACTCTTCCACGGACTTCATATCAGAAGCAAAGGTCTTGGCGTTCTTACCTGTAATAGACAGGATGGCATTCATGCCCTCTACTGAACCAACCAACTTCAGTAGTTCACCTTTACTACCCTTGGTAGCATCTATCAAAATATCGAAGGCAGCTTTAAGGCCTTGGTTCTGAACAACCCACTCAGCAGACTTCCCAGTGGCATCCTGAAATACTGCACTCAATTCATTGGTAGGCCTGATAATACCCTGCATTGCAGCCCTTATCTGGGTCATAGCAATACTGGTGGGCGTACCCTGCTTAGTCATAGTGGCAGTAGCTGCCGCTATTTCTTCAAACCTAACTCCCAAAGATGCTGCCAATGGAGCTGCCTGAAACATATACCTGGACAACTCTTCCATGGTCGTCTTACCATTTTTCACTGTCGTGAATAAAATGTCAGACACTCTAGTTACATCAGAAGACTCCAACTTCCAAGCATTCAAAACAGTAGTGAGTCCACTTACAGCCGTCTTTACATCCGTAACCCCACCAACACTGGTCTTAAGGGCCACATCCATAAACTTAACAGCCTCAACACCATCAGGCACACCAGCTGATATGGCATCATACAACCCACCAGTTACCTCCTCCTTGGCCTGACCATAGGTATCTGACAAGTTAAGTACAGTCTTAGATAACCTATCAATAGCCTTCCCGCCTTCATCGGTAAGGGTGGCTACTTCTGCAACACCTTTCTGGAACTCAGCACTACCCTTGGCAGCAGATCCAAACACCGCAGCAATAGCAGTGCCTGCAATTACTAACCTACGTCCTGCAGCTGCTACCTTTACCATAGTAGCGTTTAATTTTCTGGCTTTTTTCTCAGCAGAATCTAAGTCCTTACCAAGCTTTTTAGCCCCACTCTTACTAAGCTTCTGAGCATTGGTATGTACATCTTTGATGTCTTCAGACAGTTTTTCAGCAGCAACAGAGGCCTTCTTGGTATCGTCCCCAAGATCCTCCATCTCATCCCCGCCTAAGCGGTTCAAAGACTTTTCTAAATTAGTGAGCTTTTTAGTAAGGGCATCAATAACCCGGGACATCTCATCCCGAGCTTGGATTAGAATTTGTAGTTCACTATCGGCCATTTTTCAACCCAGAAATGTACTTAGCAAAGGCCTTATCATTGGCCCACCTAGAAGCTCTCATGGCAGTGGCTAAGTCTACAAGCTCACCACCTGCCCTGGTTTTAGCCAGCCCAACAAAAGCAGTAATCTGCTTTATGGTGAGCTTACGTACAACTCCCCAGTCATGACCATTAGCTACTAGGAACTCTGCTGCACTAGCGATAGACCCGACCCAGTTTCTAAACCGTCTGCTGCCTTGGTCATTGCCTCTATCAGACGGTTTACGAACTTTCCCACCTCTTCGGCATCCACAGCCGACAACTCCCAAATTGCATTCAGGATTTTAAGCTGTAGGCCTACTGGCAACTTCCCAGCTATTTCAACATTCTGTTTAGATGCATCCCCGGTTGCTGAGGCAATCATAGCGTGAACAAACCCAGGAGCAGACAATAACAGCTCTTTGGTTTGTACTTTCCCAGTAAACAGAGATTCTAATTCAGGCCCGTAGTTCTTCATCAATAAGGCCACCCCCTCTAAAGTGAGGGGGCGAACCATTACAGACTTACCATTCGGGGCCTCTACCGCAACTTCATCTTCCAACAAATCAGCAAGGCTCATTATTATAGTCCCGTTATGTGATTATCAGGTCAAGCTGGTTTGCTTGAAGTGCTTGGAACCTGTCTGTCTAGTATCATCAGACAGAACAACACCAGTTACTTCCATACCTTGAATATCATCAGATATGAAACTCAGCTCCGCCAGAAGATCGGTCTCCACCTTGAACATATCAACCACAACAGGGTTATTGCTGTCGGCAGTATTCAGGCCTTCAAAACGTACCCAACGAGTCTGAGTAGCCGATACCATGGCCTGCATCACCTTCTGGTCTGCATAATCAAAAGCGATGTGCACTTCATCATCGTCAGCGATCATATCCCCAGCACTTGCAGCGGTCTGCTCTGCAGTAGTGAAAAAGTATATGGAGCCTGCTGCAACATCAATGCGATAGTTATCACCCTCAACATAGGTGATGGTATCTGCATCATCCTGGATTACAACACTGGACACCTGGATGTACCCCAGAGGTACAATCTTACCCAGCTTGGCAGTGTAAGCAGTAGCGGCTTGAGATCCACCGGCCACATCTGAGGTAGTACCCCGTAGGGCATACGCCAGATTTTCCTGATTAATGGATTCCATAGTCATACTGAAATTAACCTTGGTCTCAGTAGACAAGACTTTATCCACGGCCCGAAGACCTGTCATAGATTCCTTGTGTTCATCCTTGGTAATTTCGGTGGTGACACCAAGGGCTGTTACGTTACCCACCGGAGTAAAGCCTTCAGGTTCACCAGTGGTCCCATCTTTAGTCGCCAAAAGAATGAGGCCCTGACCACTGAAGTAATCAGAGGTTACAATGTGCTGTGCCATGGTTCAAATCTCCTATAAGATTAATCAGTGGTCTTGGCAGTCGAAGTTCTACGACCACCAGATCCAGTAACACGCTTAGCAAGTGGTTTCTTGCGGTTAATCAACCAGTCTGCAATTGCAGGGGAAACCTTAATCTTGTCCCCCTTCTTTTTCTGGACACCCTTATGCTTTAAGGTATATTCCAGCAGTTCAACTTCGACCATTTCAACCATCAATATCTCCCAAAAAATATACAAGCAGAGCGTACACAGCAAGCATATACCCTCTAATTACTACGAGCAATCAAGGCATGTTTAATTGTGTCATCCAACCTTGCCGGTAAGCTATACCTGTATCAGCTGTAATCGGCAGATTAACCGGGTGTTCTCCAGCATAATTCCAATCATGTCCCCCTGGACCCTTGGTATCTCTTATTGCATCCCGCAAAGCCTTCAACAGCACCAAGGTCTCCGCAGAATTATGCTTGGGGGCTCCCTTACAGGAAACAAGGTACACCCCAAAGCCAGCCTCATTAGACAGACCCTTATTCTTAGCGTCCGTGGGTATCATGCCCTCGTAAACTATTGAAACAGCTGGAAAACTTAATATAACATTGTCGTCCAACAACTGATCAATACTATAGTAAAACGCCACCTTCTTTCTTAATGCGGGTACGGATTCAACCTTGGTCTTAAGGTCATCCACAGAGAGCTGTACTTTATTCATATCTTTGCCGTCTTCCTTTTCAGAGCTAAGGCCAACACTTTGGTTACCCCATCGGCATCATCTTGGTTGGTACCTATGAACACACGTTTTGGAAAACCGTCTTTACCCAATTGATGCTTCTCTCCGTATGGTGCCCGACTTCTATCAAAAGTAACGATACGCTCATAATCAGACTTACGGATAGCATGAATACTATGAAACAGAGTGCCAGTATCAAACAGGGTGCCAGATCCCCCAGTAGCTCTCCTCTGCAGTCCTGCTTTGGATGGAATCCACTTTTTACCATCAGGGTCAGTCTCCGCTAAAAACCTTGTACGTACCCGGTTCAGGATAACAGCTACTGCAGAATCCAGCACTTCATCTACATCTGGAACTAAACTTATCAGCCCTTTTTGTAACTTGCGGATAGCCGCAGTTGATGCAAAGGAAGTCTCCAGACCAGTCATAATGGCGTAATGGTACCTGACCCTCTACGAACATAGGGCTGCACCATGGTCCCTACCATTGGCGGCAATCTATCTATCGGGGTGGTTTTCACCTTGGAGGACTTGGCAGAAAGGGCTACATCATACAGGTGCATGGACAGAAGTTGCGCTGCTGATACCAGCCAGTCTGGAATATCCTTCAGGTACTTTCCCACGGTATCATTTCTTTCTGCAAACCCGTGATCGTAAGTCACCCTAACAAGAATCTGGTTTAAATCCGGGTGCTTCATAACTGAAACTATACCCGCCACATCATCAATTATGTAATCTTCTGGGGGTACCACTTCCCATGTGTCCGTATCCCAGCTCCCCTTGGATTCCACCACCACAGCCGTAGTGGTCTGATCTATAAAACCATGGGTCAGCTTAAGCATAAGGGGGACATCACCTTGCTGCAGAACATCTCGGTCTGTCAAAAGAAACCGATTAACTACCCCTGTAGCGGCCTCAAAAGTGGTGCCTATAACCCCGGCCAATACCGTAGTAGCCAACAGAAGCACTGAGTCCAGCAGTGATAACGAATCTGACCCGCTACACCCTGCGATTAGTTTGCTCACATTTTCTACTGGTACCAATTTAGCCATGATGTCGCCCCTTATGCACTTAAGTGCTAAACCTCGGTTACAGGCTCCTTGGACCCATCACCTGCAGGCTCCTCAGACTCCTTAGTATCCACCCTAAGGAACCAAGGTACATCCTTATCGTCTGTTAAGGCAAGTAGCTCTTTTGCCAAATTGTTACTAACAGACCGCCCCTTTCCACGCTGGTACAGCTCACCCTTATAGTTATACCGACTTCCACGTTGCAGCGATATCGTAATCATATCTAGTCCTCTCGTTGGTTATTCATCTGGGATACTTACAGCAGGTTCAGTGTAAGCATAAAAAAGGGTAGGCGCAATAGCACCTACCCAAGTGTCCCCAGATGAAGGAGGGACGGGCTGCGATTCATTCACCTACGATCAGAATACAATCACATTAATGGTACTGGTTACGGCCCAGTCCGTAGACCCACCGTTATCCAACACCAACATGTTATTAGTGGCGTCAATGTTCACTCCACCGTCCCATGCTTCGGCATCACCAGTTGCGGTGGTCCGAACCTGCACAACTGCCCCAGTGATCGTAGCTACCATCGGGATATGGATCTCCCCGGTAATCACATCGTCAGCGGTAGGCACAATGGAAAAACCACGTACACCATCCAGGGTTGGAGCAACGCCGCCATACAGGGCTGCAGTTACAGTGTTTCCGCTTCCGGCCATATCTTCGGCCATTGCAGTTGTCTGGTTACGCGGGTTATTCGACAGAATCAGAATGGTGTTATCGTCAATGTCGATAGCTCGCACGGTGTCTGAGGTGTTGGCATTGATCATAGCAATCAAAGCATCGGTAGCTTCGGCCGGGGTGTCATCAGACTGAGTGGTTACAGCAACAGCTCCAGTAGTGGCTACGCCATCATCTGCCCGGTCAAACTCATACACCACACCATCTACAGTAACAGTCTCTTCGTCAGCAACATTGGCTGCGATAAGAATGTACCCCTTCGCATACACACCTGTCATACCATCAAGCAGTTTTTGGCCCTTGATGGTGTTCACAGCAGGACTATCCATACCTTTCTCCTAAAATTCAAATCTTACCTTTTACAGCTCAAGGTACCAATCGGGGTCCCCCAGACTAGCTAGGGGAACCCCAGCCAGTCATCAGGTGATGTTAGTGTACTTGACTACCGCGTTCTCTTCTTCAATCTTGAAGTCGATACGGGCGGTCAGGACGATAACAAACTGACGCTCAGTGATGATCTTGTCCACTTCGATGCTGATCTTACGTTGGATACCGAAAATCAGGTTCTTCGGGAAGGTGAACAGACCGTTAGCCTCAGGCATCAGAGATACGGGCTCTACCATGGTGCCGAAGGCATACACAGGGGCGTAACCCTGGATGATACCGTCACCGCCAGCGGTTTCACGCTGAGCCAGAGTATCCCGATACTGGATCTCGTTATCATGCGAAACATAATGACGCAGAGCAGACCGGTTTCTCAGGTACTGGTCAGGCATGGTGATGAGACCATTCTTGAACGCAGTACGGGAAATGTTGTCACCAACATTAACGGTGTTGGATGTCGCCTGCACCAGATAACCATCAACCAGATCCAGGTATGGGTCAGCAGCACCCAGAGACTCGTCACCTTTAATAGCCAGCTCTTCCAGGTCCAGAGCCGCACGTTCAGCGATCATGGCTACCAGAGTGTCTTTCAAACCACCCTGCAGAGGCTGTGGGCTGGAGTTGGCACCGGCAGCATTGATACTGCCCCGCTCAATGTTGTCTTCGATTACGTCATAAGGCAGACGAACCTCAGCGATCACTTCCTTGGTGTTCAACAGGACCTGATCGGTTACAGGCTTAGCACGGGCAGTTGCTTCAGCCGCAGGATCGAAAGCTCCGGTAATAGCAGCGGTGTCCAGGGCAGTACCTGAAGTGGCCGCACGGAGGATACGCTTACCGAATCCGATCTTGTTGATCTGTCGGCTAGGCCCACCCATAACAACGGTACGGGACTGTTTCAGAATGGTCGGCTGTACCAGCAGGTCACGGATGAACTTATTGGCCTGTTCATCGTTCAGCAATCCACCAGAAGCGAGGTCAGCTAGTGCGAAATCCGCCTTCTGAATAATTTCTTTATTTGAACTCATCGTTCATATCTCCTAATTAAAAATTTACCAGTTCGGTGGGTTGGCCGTTAAGCCACTTCAAACCCATCAAAACTAAGGGCGGATTCAAACAAACCCCCAGCACTATCACTCTTCTGCACATCAGACCCACGACCAGCGATCTCAGGAGTACCAGCCCCGTCAAGCACTGTGCCGTTAACGGCTTCCTCAGCCTTGGACACCCGTCCTGCAATTTCCTTATTGCTTTCCTCCATGGAATCCAGGCGACCATTAATAGCGGTGATCTCACTCTTCACAGTAGCCTGCAACTCACCCATATGGGTAGTCATGTGTTCTTTCATACCTGCAAACAAAGCGTCCATGTCCTTAGTTTGCGAGGTCTTATCTCCGGCTGCAACCTCTAGTTCAGTTTTCTGAACTTCACCGCCAGCGTCAGCAGTTTCTTGAGCGGCATCGGCAGCGGCTACGGAAGCCGCAACATCTGCATCTGGGTCGTCTACAATCTCAGTACCCTCGCCTCCAGTATCTGCAGCAACCGCTGCAGTATCACCGGCATCATCTTCCACAACCTCAGTGGTTTCCTCAGTGGTTTCCTCAGTGGTTTCCTCAGCACCACCAGTACCTGCCAGGAGCATGCCCTTCTTTACAATGGCATCTTCCAACTTAAAGGCATTCTCTGGGATGGCCTCAGCCATTTTAACCACATATCCCTTGTAGTCTTCCAGGCACTTGGTCAAATTCTCAACAACACCAGTGCGGTCACCATCGGCATACATAATGTTGCCAAGGGTATCCATCATGATATCGGTAGCCATACGAACACTTGGGGCAAAGCCAGCTTTCTGGACATTCTCCATGAACATATTGCTATCGGGGAAGCCTTGCAGGGCCTTGGCAATATTAGCCACGCCAACAGCTACAGCTTCGTTTACCTTAAGGATAGTGATGTCGTCAGTCGGGGAATCATCGGTCTTCAGAATACGTCCTGAATCCTGCTCCTCCAATACAACATTTTCAAACCCCTCACTTTTCAACAGCGCAGTGTAGGCTTCAACGTCAGCATCGGCTGACAGAGCCACAAAAGCAACAGTGGGGATAGTCTCTTTCTTACGCAGAGAAAAAATAGCGCCTAGATCAATACTCATGTCATCGTCTCCTGCAGATTTCGTAAATCGGAATGGAATACGGCTGGCAGCTCTGGTTACCAGAGACAAATACTGCACATCCACATCTTCCAACTGCTTGGCAAATATCTTGATTTTACGTCTAGCCATCAATCAGTGCCTCTATGTATGAGAATCTATGGTTGTGCCCACCCGCTTCTTCGGTTACAGTGCCCTTAACTATGGCATGGATATGTCCGGCCACCTCGTCAGTCTCACCACCCACAAAATTACCTTCGTCATCAAATGCGACTTTAAAAGTGTGGTCATGGTCATCTTCTGCTTTGGTAGTGCGTCCTTCCACAAAGTCAGGGATTTCAACCTCTAGTTCCGTTATTGAACCTTTAGCTGCACCATCCAAAGAGAACCCATTCAGGTCCCCCTTTTTGATCTGCCCCCAAGTTTCAGGATCGTGTACTTTAACCGCAGCTACCCAACTTCCAACAATGAAGTCAGGATCTCCCGGTCTTGCAATAAACGATTCCACAACAACGGCATCGATCTGATTATGATCGTGATTTCTATCAATCTTCTCAACACGGTTATTGGCTAGAAAATTATGGGCCATATCCAGGATGGAGTCTTCAGTCATGAAATCTCCATGGGCATCGGGTACCCCCGGGGCATAAACTTCCCCGTAGACAATCTGTTTCTCGTCATCGTATTTAAGTACCCGCATGAGGTGAGAATATGACCTCTAACCAACGAATGCAAGACTTTCTACGCACTTAAGTGCTGCTTGTGGGCTTATGTTTTAGGGTTGGGGGGTTGTGAGTGCTCCGAAATGCAAGGAGACGCACTTAAGTGCATAGGCAAAATAAAACCCCGATCCTTGTGAGATCAGGGTTTCGATTTGATCGGTCTGAGACTACAACCTCTCGTACTAAACTTTACTGACATTACCTACAGGCTACCAACCTGGAGTTCTTCAGTTATCCACACCCCCCACCGAAGTGCAGAGGTGTACCTAGCATGACTGCCTTTTTTTAGAAGGTGGCGGTACCTTCATACTGTTGAATCACTCAACTTTCAGTATACCCCCGAGAGTGGCCGCTCCCAAAGTGCTACCTCTAGCCAAACCAATCTACCTTGTGAGGTGTCATGGCACTGTATTCCACCGAGGTGGTACAGCATTAAGCCACTTTAATCCAACACCGACAGACCTCTTTCACTTGTTTACGACTGGGATCGAACCAGTTACCAACGGCTTCAAAGGCCGTAGCTCTACCAGATGAGCTACATAATACAACCAAGATGTGGGTCTGTCAGTGGCTTCAATCCCTTTCGGGGCCAAAATACCACACACCTAATGACTTTCACATGTCTGCTAATTGTCTGTTTTCAACGAACATTGAACCTTCGCCCTGTTCGCCTCAACTACCATATGCCCTTATCTACCGACTCAGACTATATGACTACCCTTTGGTGTCCCCGACTTGCTTTTAGCAGATCACTTCACAGCGGCCCCTTTGGTTATTATGGGCTACTTCTGCCTAATTACTCGTCAGATATCTCCGATAGTGCATCGAATTATGGGGCTTGCCCCACCACCTCGGCTTGCTTGGATAGGATGTCGAAACACCCGGGGCTGCGTTGCCTTCACCCCTTTCTGCCAGTTACCTGACAATATGTTCCTAAGCGATGGGACGTATTATACTGGGGGAGTAACGTATGTCAAAGGTTTATTTCATTAATCTTCAATTAGTTTCAGACTCTTGGCCCACTGGATACTTTCATCATCCATAGCTACCGGCAGGTATATCATCCCCTTGTCTCTCAGGACAGCGGCTCTATGTCTTCCATTGGTAAACGACATGCCATATTCATTGATCCCAAGTTCTGAAACCAGGATATCGTCATGCTCATCCAGGTACTTCTCAAACCTTGCGTACCTACCACTGATGCCCCCTTCTCCGCCCACACCAATGTAATAATCCTTGTCCTTCTTCCAGATCTTATCCAGCTCTAAAGTATCCACCAGTACCAGCTTGTCACCAGAAGTTATCGCCCTCTTAGGCATACTAAAGGTCTTGGTCGCGCCCTCTACAGCTAAATCTATAACCCCGGAGGATACGATTCCTGTTGGGGTACCAAGGTCTACGCCAGCTATATCCGTAGATACAGGCACATCTGCAGCTGCAGCAGGCAATGCTGGGACATCCATAGTCTTGGACAATAACCCACGACACCCAGGATGAAATGGCGGAATACTCCAACCTGCGGATACAAGATCACTTTCATTCATGCGCTTGAACCTTTCCAGGCTGTTCTTATCCTGCTTGGGCCAAGGGGCCAGCTGCTTTAAATCCTCTGTGTTCTCTACCCGTAACAGACTATCCAGGCGGGTATACGCCTGCTGAACCTCAAATGTCTTACCGTGCATCTCACGACATACAGGACAAATACGGTTGTCCAACTGCTCATTAATACCGTAGCGGGTAATGCCGGTAACCTGCGCTTCTACACAGAACCCATAAGCTGACAATCTGGAAGTATGCAGGCTTGCAGCTATGTTGATAATGCCTTTACCTACCCTACCTGTACCCATCTTGACTATCTCTTCCATGGTTCTAACCTTGGCAGCTTTCTGTACCTGATTAGAGTCCCGCACTTCGATAGCTTTCTGGACCATCCTCCCCAGTTCTTTTCTAAGGGTCTTGTCCCCCTCTTCCAGCATAACTTTCATCTGCTTAACAGCTGGAACTAGAATCTGTGGCGGCTTCTTAGCCTTGGCAATAGAGGACTTCTTGGCAGTACCGGATACTAAGGAGGCCCCGAACAGCATGGAAGACAGGCCTATATACCGGATGTACTTGTGCTCCCCCTTATGCAGATTGGCTGTCCTAGCCTCATTGATCAGCTTATCTACCTTAGCCAGATCGTCTTCTTCCAGGGCTTTTACCAGCCGCGTAGCCAATCTACGAGCGACCTTGTCCCACTTACCCTCAAGCTTGTCGTTAAGGGCTCCCTCCAGAGATAGCAGCAGCTCTGGCTTAGCCATTATTACTTCTTGCCCCTAGACAAAAGGTCAGCAGCACAGCCACACACATCCATGGCTCCGTCCCAATCCCTGTCAGGGTGACTATACAGCTTAATAGACAGCATACTATCCAGGATATCCCGCTCTTCTTTGCTCAGCAGAGACACCCTATGCGTGGTCAGAGTCAACGCCCCATTGTCCTGTACTGGAGAAGCCACCAGATCCGCCCACTCAGAAGCCAGCTTCATCAACTCCATATGGTCTGATTTCTTTACCGGAGTTGGCGACCCTTTACCAGGGGCCGGTGCTGCTTTCGGGGTTCCGGGGCCTGCCTGTGGAGCTATGATACTTCTCTTCACTTCATGCTCCAGAGCCCGATCTTCCTCTTCCTTACCCTTACGCTCAGTCTCAGCTTCCTGATCAAACTTCAAGTTCTGATTGGTAATCTCATTCACGGCATCCACCAGATCTTCACCAGAAATGCTCTCTTTAACGTGCTCCAACCCATCTAACTGCATGGTTGCATCATTTACTGCCAGTGGCGAAGACCGATATACAAGATCATGGTCCCCAAACTCCTTCATGATAGTATTGTTCACGATCTCATCAAACTCTACCCTCTCCGGCTGAAACACCTGTGTCTCCGTCACGGTATAACTGGCAAAGGCTGTGGCATAGTTGTAGTCCTCAGCCTTACCCAGGAACAGCGGCGGGAGTCTGAAACTGGACCGCACCCTGCGCTCACACCTATCATCATAGGTCTCATACATGGAATCTTTCTGCTGCTCATCCCCAAACTTCTCAACGTCAATCTTGGCAGCAGAATTACTATCCAGGGTACCTGTGGTAGAATGCACCTCCAATATGGCAGCACGTAGCTGGGCTTTCGGCCCCTTATTCATGATCCGTTCCAGCTGCTTCTTGGAGGCCTCATCCATCTGACCACCCTGAATCATAAGCAGAACTGGTGGGATACCTCCATAATCAAAGAAGTCCAGGTTCAGCTCTTCTGCCTTACGAGACCCCAATACCGAGGGAACCTGATTGATCCAGCGTGGAACACCATACGGGGTATCCACATCCTTCAAAGCAGTAAAGTGCAGGATCTCAGTTCCTCGCAAGGCAGCTGGCAATCTTGCCCCTGGAGCAGACCACTCCCCAGTATCTTTATTGATATCTCTGGAGGCCCCATATTCCTTAAAATACACTGTCTTATCCGCTACCTTCTGTACAAAGGCACGATCCCTGACCATTACAGTGACTTCTAACTCCTTACCTGCCCGGGTAATCTTTTTCTTTACTGGCACCGGAGCAGTCAACTTACATATCCTCATGGTCTGAGTAGCTACCTGCCTAGTAAAGACCAACTGACTTGCTGCGTTGCGTATTACTTCCAGGTACCCGTTACCACTGCCCTCTACATCCCTGCGGAGCCTGCGCCTATGAGTGCCAAAGGACTCTCTAGGCCAACACTCATTAAAGAAATCCTTAATGCCATCAGAATCCTTTTCTTCCTCGGCATCCTCCGCTTCCAAGTCTTTGTTTTCTAACTCAAATCCGGTGCCATCTATGTTCACTTCATAGGCGGTAATGCACTGGGACAAGGTATTGTTCTCAGTCCCCATCCGTAACAAAGTACCTGGATCATACGGGGGCTGTATAACATTACCCTCCCCAGAGGCTGCTGAGAAGTACATTTCAGAAAAGTCGTCTTCTTCCCGCAAAGCATTAGAAGTTAGAACACCAGCAGAACTCACAGGGTCTACTGCCTTAATGACCGTCAAAGAAGTTTCACTTTTGACTTCTTCAGACCTATCTTCCGACATAGCTATCTCCAACCATTTATGGGGTATCTTCTGATTCTACGACTTCTATTAAAGTTCTTCCATCTCTGCTAGGTTCGGTCCCATCTCAGCATCAGTGGTGAACTGTAGCTGGGCCTCCCACCCAAAGGTTTCTTCCAGAGGCAGATTCTCCATGATATCCGTCATTCTTGGTACCCAAGCATCTACCTCATCCTCCAGGATATAAGCTGCCAATGAATCATGTGTCGTCATAAAGAACTGGCAACCATGCGGCCTACCGTATCTGGCATTAAACAACACCAGAGCATACTGCGTTAGATCCGATAACGTAGACTGTACAGGACTATTGATGGATTGTCTCTCAGCCTTTGACGAAGAGGCCTGATCAGGGCTGTTTATCAACGGCAGGTGCCGTATTCTACCAAGCGGTGACCTAATATACCCCCACCTGTGGGCTCCTGCCTTGTATTGCCTATGCCATTCAACCAGCCCTGGATACATCCTGAAAAACTCCTCTCTCTGATAGTTGGCTTCTGCCTGATTGAGCGTTACAAAAAACGTATCCTTTGCATAGGTCTGATACCCGCCTGCACTCATACCATAAATCAGCCCAAAATTACCTGCCTTGCCTCCCTGCCTAATCACCTTGAACAACGCAGAATCTTTCGTCTTCATCTCCAACATATCTTCCTGGGTATAGCCATTCAGCTGCCCCCCAGTAACCATATGCAGGTCAATACCCTCCTTGTACAGTCGTATCATGGTGGGCTCATTGGCAACACAGGCCGTTACTTTCAACTCCCCCTGACTGTAATCGAAGTTGACTACAACAAACCCCGGTGGAGCTATGTACCCCTTACGCAGGGGCTTGGCATACTTCGTGTGCTTGGGAATCGTCTGTGCTGCTGGATCTTTAAAGGCCAAGCGGCCGGTCACAGTCCCAGATTCCCCAGACCCCATGTAGTCTCCCCGGTGCAGCAATCCTGTGGGGTGAAACCTCCCATCACTCCTGAGGTGCTTTAAGAACCCTGTGACGTAGGTATTCAGAGTCTTTGATAGTGTGGTGTACTCCTGGTACAGCTCTAAGAATGCCGCCACTTCTGGCTTGTCAGCAAACATTATCAGATGATCTTTTGCCGTGCTGGGTTGCCCAGTCTTTTCCGTTACCTTGTACGGTTTCAGATGCAGGCCCTGCCTACTGAACATGTGATCCTTCAACAAAGCAGCTCTGGTGAGTTTCAGATTGCCCCGGTGCTTTATCTGCAACCGTCTGGACATCAGACTTATCGCCATCTTCTCCACTCGAGCAAGCTCTGCTGTCCATTTCTGCTGGAGTTCCATGTAGTACGGAACGTCAAGCAATATACCCACCTCCTCCATGTGCTGGATCGTAATACTGGCTGGGTGCAACAACTTCACATAAAAGTTGGCTAACTTACTGTCCTGCAACAACTTACTACGCATAACATTGGCTACACGGTAGTCTGCATCAGTATCCCCCCCGGCATAAGGGAGCAGATCCTTCTTTGGCACCTTATGCATCTGGGACTTATCAAACTTGGCATTGAAGGCATCATCATAGCCCCCCATGGACGTGTACACCTTGGCATGCGTATTCAGACTATTGGATCTGTTCTCATCTAGCAGAGACCCAACCAGCGTGGTGTCCATCTTGTAATTGTCGTTCTCCAGGCCCCACTTATACTTGATCCACCTACGGTCAAACTTGGCATTGGCCCCTCTGGTAATCACCTCTTTGGTGTTCAGTAACCAGTCTATCTGTTCCAACAGACCACTTGTTGGCTGGTCATGCAGGCCTTCAAAATATATGACATCGGCCATACCATCATCAATCGTAAAACTGATACTGACGATCCAGGCTTCTTCGTTGTACTCAATCAGCCCAACGGTCTCCAGGTCATAGGTCAACGGTACTGGCCTGCCTTTCTCTGCGTACCTGACCTTCACCTGCATAACTAGGTCATTGAAGTCCTTTACCCACCGGTAGTTCCCCACCTCAGGCTCCAACGTGCCAGTCATAACCCTGCGGTTAGCCATGGCTACGTCTATCTGCATATCCGTGTACTTACTGTAATCTATCATCCCAATACCGGGGTCATAGGTTACAAGGATCACCCCACCTGAATACGGGATCTCCTTTCCACGCATGGAGGTGATCGTCCTACCTTTCGGACATAGCCCCAAATCCTGCAACTTAGCTAAAGCCTTGGCCCCTAACGACAAACAAACCTCGCCCTTGGAAAGGGATGGAGGCTCGTTGGTTTTCAAACTGTGTATCTTATGTGGGGTCGGGTACTTTTGCTCCTGTAGGACGCTTAGAACCGCCTTCTTGATGTCCCCCGGCTTGGAGGAGGTCCATATCCTTAGCATGCGGCCCACTCCCCCTGCTTATAGGCATACATATTAACCCTGCCCTTCTTCAACAAAGTAATCATGGTGTCGTGACTTTTCCTACTTAGCATACTGGCCTTCACTCCGTTTACAAACTTCTCAGTGAATCGACTCATATCCATGACCCAAACATGCAAGTCGTCTTCTGTGGCATGTATCAACAAAGCGAGGTTACCAGATACTGAAACCAGAACATCCAGGGCCTCATCCTTCTCATAGTAATTGTACCCTATGATCTTTGCAGTCAGCTCCATACCGGTCATTCCTTCCACCCTAAAACTCATGGAGCCATCCACTATGGGATACTTACCCGCTTGCGCCCTAAGATGTATCCCCATGTGCATCACATCAGAAATCTTACTAGCCATGTGATATAGCTTTGCCCAGTATTTCATAACTCCACCCTCCGTAACAGATACCCTAACGAGGTCTTATTCAACTTATAGGTGTACTCCCCCATGAGCACCCCCTCCCAGTGAGCACTTAAGTGCATCGTGGCCTCGCTCTTACCCAGGATCGACCAGCAGATAGGTTCATTGGTCATGCTGCCAAACAGAACCCCGGCTTCTATGACCTCCCCAATCTCTAGGCTGTCAAACTGTTCTTGCGTTAACATCCTACACCCCCTTCCCGTAAATCTGCTTAATATCAGGCATCTTGGTATCCCAATCAAAACCCATATCCAACAGGAGGGCTCCAACAGTACGCTTAGCCATCTTAAGATTACCAACACCCAGATGTATGGATGCATGCGTACCCATCAAATCCAACCCTGCTCCTGACAACTGGGCAGTGTACTTTTCCAAATTAGGGCTTTCTACCCTGAGGCTTAACTTATGCCCCTTGATCCTGGCAGCAACACGAACATTCTTTGCTTTGGCTATCAGGAAGTACCTACTATGATCACTGGTACCAGTTACCGGCTGATACAAATAATTAGCCTTCTTCAATGACACCGATGGGGCATCAAGATTTGGTCCCTTCTTAGTGGCTGTCTTCTTGAGAGGCACACCTTTTGGTTTCTTTTTCTTGTTGGCAACGAAGGTGTCCAGGGCATTCAAGACAACCGCATCATCCCCCGCCAATACATCCGGGTCTCCTACCTTGATAGATACATTGGTGACATCACCTACCTTCTTACCATCTACAGTAACAGTGCCCTTAGTCTCAATCTCATCGCTCCAATTAGGCCACTCTGAAGTTTTACCACCAGGGTCTGCCTGCTCTACCGTCTGGGTCACCAACTTATCTACAGCAACCTTTACCAGATGAGACAGATGAGACTTGCTGTACTGCCCAAGGGTGTCTTTCATCAACATGCCAATCACACCCTCTCCAAACGGGATGTAATTCTTAAACTGATGCTTGTTAGTGAGCGTGATACCGGCCAACACTGTATCCACCGTTATATCATTGGCTAATGCTTCTTCGTAACTGCCGGATATTCCGAGCTTTTTGAATACGCTCTTGCTGTCTATATTTACGGCCATCTTTCCCTCCATGAGTTTGCCCTCTCTATAATATAACTATGCCATGGGTGGCTACGTTTGTCAAATGTTATTTCAGATGTGCTTTCTTTCCATGGATGCACATATGCGTCTTCACCGGCCTGATGTACGAGGTCTTGTCCTTGGGCTCCGAAGCTTTCTTACGAGAATCATAGGCCGCGTTCCTTTTCTTCTTGGAGTTCGTCCCCCAAGCATCACCAAAGTCTCCGTAGGTTTTAGTCGGCTCTGCTTTCGTGATCCCAAAATGCTTGTTCAGGAACGTCACCTGACACTTGGCCTCCACCGCCTTCTTGCAGTAGTGCTTCCTCACATAGGCTATGCTGTCCAGCTCCCCGGTCATGTACGTAACCAGTGCAGCAAGTACTAGCCCGGTTCTACCATGCCCACCTATGCAGCCCATATACACCCGCTTACCTGCCAGGATGCTCTTAGCCAGATAGCCAATCAGCTGCTTGAAACTCTTTGGGTCACTAGGGGCATGCATATCCATAATCTCATACAGGAACGCCTCACCTTTCACCCATGGGTACGCCAAAGAACTACTTCTGGACATGCCATAATCAAAGCCCAGAAAAATATCCGTCTCCTTAGGCTCATAGTGGCAGCTTCCGCCACGTACAAAGTACGTCTTGCCTTCTACTACAATAGGCAGGGGTGGATGCGTCTCCCAACACCGCTTAAACCCACCCTTACCCCCCTTGGACTTACTACTTCCCTTGGAGAAGAAATCCTGCTGGTTATACTGCTCCAGGTCATTGTCCCAGACACCACCGGGACTACCTCCAGACGGCAGGTCATCATACATGTCTTCCGTAGTGGACACCTCTGGTACGAATCCTATCTTTTTCATGTCTTGCTCCTATGATCCCAATACTAATTGCTTACGTGTCAATTTAGGTACAGTCTGACTTGGAGTCACAAAGTACACATCCTGTTTCTCATCCTTAGCAAGGTCTACAGCTACTACCTTAGGTGCTGTACCATAATGCATCAGAGCCTTCTGTTTGAACGTATCCACCGGGTACTCCGCCCCGAGGTTCTTAACCTGATCCCAATCAACCCTACCAGAGAACTCGTTCCCTACAATGGCCTCCAGGTGCTTATGCATACCCTGTATCGCCGGGGAGTTCGTTGCTGCCTTCATATAGGTGCAGCCCTTACGGGCTTCCCAGACCAACTGTGGAATCATGCCCCCACGCTGAACATCCAGCAGGGGTCCAAAATTCGCAGAATACTTGCTATACAACAGCGGCTTATTAAATATGGGACCATTGTTGTGGGCCAACGTAAACCCGGTGTCTACCATAGTCTCCCCGCTGGTCTTACCATGCACAAATCTATTAAGGCACCCAGCTACATCTACCCAAGGCTGACCACCGTAACCACCACTAAAACCACCCATGTCAAACACGAACTCTAGGAACGTGGTGTACTGCCCCAAGCTGATATCCATCGTGGTATCCTTAATAAGGTCTATTGCACCGTCACCACCGGACGCTTTAAGTTTCTGCAGGTACTCTGCCAACATAATCCCAAACTTTTGCTCCACCTTATTAAAAATGTTGTTGCTGTTATGCACATGCCTTGCTTCCCTAGTGCATATGACAAGCAGGTAATAAAACAAACGCTGAAAAACCTCGGTGCCTACTGAGAAGTAAGCCTCTACAACAGGCTGATACTTTCCTAGGGGTTCGTACTCTGATTTTCTTTGCTGTACCAGCATGTAAGCATGATTATGCAAATAGAACTTGATGGCTTCAGAGTCTGGGGTCGCCCCATCGCCCAGCTTGGGCAGAGCCTTTCTCATCTGGTATGCCGTACCTATAAGAGGCAGGTTACCCAGCTTTATCTTTGATACCAATGGCCTATTCTTTTGGAGCGCAAGAGGCTGTGCTACTGTTTCCATGATCCCGTCCTTGTGTTTATTTATACCATAACTATGTCATAGTCAGGTAGGTTTGTCAAATGTTATTTACAGCCACCCCACCAAGGCATTCAGTCTAGTCATGTCGAAGTCAGTAACGTACTTCTTCTGCTGTTCTGTCTCCACGGCATGAGGCGAATATGCCTTCCGTACATAAGCAATAGGCGGGACATATTCACAGTCCCCAATAGCTTCCTTACCCCATCCAGACCCGGGACCGCGCAAAAGGTGTCGTACCTTTGTTTGGGGGCCAATCCTTGTCCTCTTAGAGTACCGGGCCATAGTCTCATTCATCCACCGGACCATGAGGGCCATGAACAACCCGGTCCTACCAACCCCACCCATGCAGCCGACATAGATCATGCCGTGCTTCTGTAACAGTACATAGGCATGTATCATACCCCGCTCCATCACCTTTGCAGGCGGGACACTGAAATCTTTCGTAGGTATGCTGACATCGCAGGTCAAAGGAATCTCTACGGCCATCTTTACTCCTGGCAGCTGTCTTGGCCTGTCGAGATATGATCCGCCGTAGATCCTACCGTCTACGATGCCGTTGTTGAAAATGATGCTTCCGCTGAGTCTTTTTCCTAGCATTTCCCTTCCCTCTCGCTTTTACTATACAAGTGCCATGCGTACATGGCTTCTCTACCTTAACCATCCCATCAGAACATGACGGGCATCCACTTCCATGGCACAAAGGGCATTCATCATAAAAGACCAGACTTCCCCGCCCACCACACACTGGGCAACTGAGGGGTCCTGGCTTGGCTCCCATTCCTGCTAAGAAACCGATCCCAAACACCCTGGCTTTATTCACTTGAAACAGGGCCTCTCCAACTGCATGCGTTCCGCCCTTCACCTTTACTTTGACCATCTTTCGGAGCAAACCATCCAGGTGCTCCTCCGACCCACCGGGGAACATGTGATAATAATCATCCAAGGCCTCTGGGGTTATTTCAAATCCTTGCAGCACCAGATTAGGCTGTACCTGGGACTTCCTTACTATGGTTACGCTCATCAAAACCCTTCAAATAGAGGTCTTCCCGCAGGATAGTCACTTCCTTAGGGGCTTGAATCACCACCTTTGCTGTGCCTTTACGATGCATGGAAGTCCTGTGTGTCCCCGGCCCCACCATAAGAAATACTTCTGGTGTCATGCCTAAGGGTATCGGTTGGCTACCAACTACAGGTATGTTTTCCCCACCGACAGACACTACGAAACTGCGGTCTGTAGGCACTCCTGTAACTGTCACCCTAATGTCGTTCAGATAAAAACTCTTATCTTCTTTGATCCCTAGTACTAATGTGGTCAACTTACTCATTTCTTCCTCCATCCAATAGACGATTACCAATGCTACTCATATCCCAAACACTACCACCGGGGATTCCTTTCCCCTGCGTCACCTTAACTGCCAATCCTTTGGTCTGCAGTACGGTCAACTGAACTGCTGTTTCATTGTTCGTCTGGTCTAGTTTTACAGCCAACTCTCCAGTGCTTTGAGGAGAGTAAACATACAGGGCTCCAAGGCACTTTGAGAGCTTTGTTCCGGTCCTTGGCAGGGAATGGAGTGTGGGATGTTCAGTCCGGGTGATTACCATACCGTCCCGAATTTCTTCCACTATCTTTAGAAACCCACAGAGGCATCGAATCACCACCTCTCTGTCTTCTATTTCCAACCATGCCGCCCCTGTACACTTGGGGCACCTATGCCTTGTCTTTATTGTCATACGGAGGTTCCATACTTAGGGACTCCCGTAGTGTACCGTCTTACCCCTAACCCAGCAATTCGTATACTTCCATTTCTTTGTATACTGGTTTCGGCATGTCCATAAACTCCACACCGTTCTTCTTCAACATCGCTATCATTTTGTTGTACGCCGTCTTCCCACCCATGACCTTCTTGATAAAGTCAGTTGAGGGGTCTACCACCCCGCCCTTCAACAAATCAGCTACTGTGTTCACCGATCCCAGTACCGTGTATCCTGCCTTCTCCAGTGACTTCTTATAAGCGGCTGGGGCAATATCTGGCAGCTTTACGAACACCACCGGATGCTTGGTTACTGCTATTGCTTCTAAGGCCAGTACCTTAGTCTTTAGACCTTCCAACCTAGCCTCCTTAATGTACTGCGGAGTTATCATGGTCTTGAAAAAATTATCATCCAGGCCATCACCGTTACTGAACCAATCCGACAACTCTATGACTACCAGCGGGTGATACGTCAGGGCAGCAATAACATCCACCATATTAGACACGGACATGTGGGCTGTATCTATCCAGACAGGCTCTCCTTCCTGCAGGGTGCCGCTAAAAACATATGCTGGCGCTTTCTCCTTAGCGCCTCTCAGAATTTCAAGCACTGTCTCAGCATAGGAATCACTACCACCCCCCACCAGGGGCATGTCTTTCAACCAGACCTCCCCAGTGGCACCGTCTATGGTTACATGCGTATTATCTGCCACAGTATCAAGGTCCAGGTCCTGACACCCCACCACACAGGCCTTGTTTAGGCCCCTAGCAACCACTGCAGCGTGGCTAGTAGCTCCTCCTGTACGTGTCAGGATACCTACACTAGCCTCCATACCCTTGATGTCGTTAGGGGTCGTCTCATTCGTTACCAGGATTACGTTGGCTTTGCCTGCCAAGGCTACCGCCATGGAACTTGAGGTAGCGATTACTCCCGAAACTACATTACCCCCCGCTGGAATCCCCTTGTGGCAGGGCTCAACATAATGCTCTGGGTCAATCTTGGTGCACTTGAGTGCATCATACATCTTACCAGTCAGCCGCTTTCTCATATCCTCCTTGGATATCATCTCTTCCGTATACATATTGTGGGCAATCCTAAAGGCTGCTTTGGCAGTACGCTTACCATCTCTGGTTTGCAGGATATACAACTTCCCATCCTGAACTGTGAACTCCATGTCCTGCATATCACGATAATGCAATTCCATCTTATGAGCCAATTCAAACAACTCTATATGTGCCGACTCATTCCAATCAAACATATCAATAAGAGGTTGCGGGGTTCTGACTCCGGCAACTACATCTTCGCCTTGAGCATTGGGAAGGAACTCACCAACAACTCCAGGTTGCCCAGTGGCTGGGTCTCTGGTGAACAACACGCCGGAACAGGACTGCTCATTCATATTGCCAAACACCATGGCCTGAACGACTACAGCTGTACCCCAATCATCTGGGTACCCATGCATCTTACGATAGTGCTTAGCCCTGTCATTATCCCAACTATCAAATACTGCCCGAATAGCTCCAGCCAGCTGCTCTTCCAAGGTCTGAGGAAGCGGCTCATTGATGCTGTCCAACAGCTGCAGGTACTTCTCGTTCAAACCAAACAAATGCTCATTTTCAAGCCCTGCATCGTCCTCCACTCCGGCACGATCCTTAACACTTTGGAGTATTCCTTCAAAATGTCTATCTTCAACATTGAGGACTACCGAACCATACATCTGAATAAGTCTACGGTAGCTATCTAATGTAGCCCGTCCACCTATACGATCTGCCCATTCCACAAGGTTGGATTCAACTAGCCCAACATTTAAAACTGTGTCCATCATTCCAGGCATCGACACCCGAGCACCGGAACGAACACTTAACAAAGGCATGTATCCAAAATGGCTCTCCAACCGTTCCAACATGGGCGTTACTATCAGCTCCATGATGTCTTCAATGACAGCATCTTTGTCCTCTGCCTTTCGGCCATATTGATGTAGCCAGCGGTAGAGATTACAAAGCTCTGTGGTCAGGGTGAAACCCGGTGGTACTGGCAACCCTAGAGAAGCCATCTCAGCTAGTGCTGCACCCTTGCCCCCTACCAATTCTTTCTGGCAGACCGTGGCAGAATCACCAATGGCTCCAAATGCGGATACTTCTAACATGTGTCCCTCCTTGAGATTTCATAAACTATACAATAACTATACCAGATATACTGGGTTTGTCAAATGTTATTTAGTGCTTACTCTTCTTGCGTTTACCAGATACCGCCCCACCCACGGCCTCAATGAACGAGCCCTTTACCAAGGCCACATACTTCTGACCTCTATCATCTATCAAGATCAGATCTACAGTGGGGTTCCCATCTGTCGTCCCGTTCCCCACAACATTGACTGACTTCAACGTGACAGCCTCATACTCCGGGGGCCTGTAGGTGGGGGCATCACTGGGCTGGTCAAACATCCTGACTTTGAGCATGTCACTCATGATACTGTACTCTCTGCCATGGCCTCCTTTTCAGCCCCCTTATCCCGGTTGATGGCGTTATCCTCTGAGAACCCATCTGGGTACCGGGCCTTCAACTTGTCGTAGTTCATCTGCAGGATCTGCTCTTCTATGAAACCACAACAGGTCATTACTCTGCGTAATGCCCGAATGTACTCACCAAACATACAGTCCAGCAACACAAAGTCCTTCTCCTTCCCGTAAAACAGACACTTCTTCCAGTAGTCCATGATATTGGTAGCTTTCAACATCAGGCCCACACTGGCTTCCGTAGCTGTTTCTTCATCATAGATACACTCACCACAATCCACCAGAGCATCCAAGGGCTTACACCTGACCCGACTATACACCGCCAGATACCAATATATGTCGCCCATCTCCTCTTTGAGTTCCAGTATTACATCCACGGACATGTTGATCGGCCCGTCCCGCAACCAATCCAGTACCTCACCGGCCTCACCCACAATGCCCAGAATGGCATGGGATATTCTGGCAGTCTGAGCCTCTATATGCATGCCCTCAGGCATGGCAGGTTCTGTTCTGGCTGACGCCTCTACATACTGTTGGTTCTTCATGCTTGTTCCTCCTAGTACCCGAAAGCCGGGTACTTCTTCTTAAACTGTGATCTTGAATACTCGACCCAATCAGTTATCGTCAGCACCTTTTTCGTATGCTGTATAACAAACCGATCCCCATCCCTCTTGCCCTCCCAACCCCCGTTGATGACACGGTATGCGCCATCCGTGTCAACCCTACAAAGAAGACTATGGCTCTCGCTGTACATCAGTTTCGACACGCTTGGACTCCTTCTTTCTTGCCAGTCTTACCATGTGCAGCGCCAGCACATGACCTATATGATCTACCACGCTGTTGGCCCTGATACCCTTGGACTTAGGGATTATATACCCACCTTTGGTATCATAGGTATCCCTCATTTCCTGGATGATCTTGTCTACACATTCACCTTCCTGCAGGCGATGGCTCACAGAACGGGTCAGGTAGCTGATCCAGTGGAAGGACTGCATGTTCTTGCTGTTGATGAATAGTTCCACCGGTCTGCCATGATAGTCGCATACAGTAATGTATACCGACTCATCAATAACAGGTGGGCGAATCTTATAGGTCGTATTGTCCAGACGATGAGGCCGCTTCATTCCTTCTCCTCGCACTTAAGTGCATACTTTCTACAAACAGAACTTGTAACTCCACACCTTGGCTAACCAAAGCAACTCTTGTTTTTCTGTAGTCGTAAGTGACAAGAGAGCAAGGCCCCGGGCGTAAGAACTGAAGTCTACATTCTTATCCCAGGCCTTGCACACCAACACCATAACCTCCTCATTTTGTTCTACTGCGGGGAGGCCCCGCACAATGGTGACTGCCATAGCCTACTCAACACTGATGGTCAGGCCAAGCACCGGCAGCACCTTACCTATGGTGACCAGACGTGGAGCATACGTTGCACCTATCATCCAGTTACGTAGAGTACTGGGGGCTACCCCAGCTTGCTCTGCTATGTAGGCTATCTCATAATCTCTCTCCCACAAAGCATCAAGCACCTTATCGAAGGCTATCTGCCATGCCTCCTTCCTCTTTTTCACCCTACTGCGTTTTCTGATCTTACGTTTCGTTGCCATCATCACCCTCCAGGTTTGGATCTATGCCGTGTGCGGTACAGATTTCTTGAATCTTCTTAACTGCTGCCGGTTCAACGTACATCATAGGTGCTACCTCACAATTAAACAGCTGCTCAGCAACATGCCTTTTGATGGACACCAACTCCCCGGTGCGGGTCACATCATCTTCTTTGAAATTGGACTTTCTGTCACTGTGCACACCCTTAGGAATTGCGCCTATCAGGAATACATAGCCTTCGTCATTCTGCTTCTGATGTACATCGCACAGCGAATAGCCCGTAAGTGTGGTGTGCTCAAACCTATCTCGCATCCTACGGTCCATCAGTATTGCTCCCGAGTCATGCTCCACCCCACAGACTGGGCAGATATGCTGTTCTACTGTTACATATGATTTGTTACTTGCTGATCCCATCTTGCCCCTCCTGGATTAAAAATACGGATTTCTCCTGACTGAATAGCGCCGCAGGTACAGGTAAGTAACTAGCATGGTACTACCCCAGCCACCTAATAGGCCACACACTACGCCCATACCTCTAAGATCCAATATCAAAACTCCCAAACCCAACAGAAGCAGGGTTCCGTACATGATTACAACTACCAATCCTAACTTGCTCATCCCGCCTCCTATTGCTTAACTTCCAACTCAATACCAAAGACTCTAGTGCTACGAGTCTCCACATCTGTTTCTGGGTCCAAATAAACCACATCACTCATATTCATCTCAAACTGTATAATGGCTGCAATCGCCACAGGTGCCACTAGGATGGTAATTGCAGCTAAGATAATTTCTAACATGGTGTGCCCCTCATGGGTCTTGGATAAATATTTAACTTACTATAACTATAACAATTGTAACTACGTTTGTCAAATAGTATTTACATTATTTCCCTGAAATAATGTCAGGAAACCTTCCTATTCTATTCTCCAGCATCATCTACCACCTTCCCATTTGGTACATACAAATCTGAATAGTGCCTAAGCTCTACCGGTAGCCCCAATCTTTCTTGTGCTTCTGGATCACCTGCCCTAGCCAAATCCAACAACCGCTCTATATATCTGTAGAACCTATCCCGGTTCTGCTCTAGCCTCCTCGCGCTATACATACTACTACCCCGTTATTAATGTTATTCTTCACGTACAGGCCAAACATCTATCGGTAAACCATAGTGATCAATCAAGGCCCAAGCCCTGCGGTAATACTTCAGGTCCTTTTCATCATCTTCTATTATCAAAGCAATCATGGCCCTCCTACCGGTAAACATGGCATAGAACAAAGACTGCCCCACAGCTTCATAAAACTTTCTTACAAAATCGAACTCAATGGCATTATGTTCTGTAAGACAATCTACCCTTGTACTATTAGGCAGTCGATACTCTATAACTCCACCCTTCTTAGGACACCACTTTTGTACATACCAATCTTCCGTATGCTTATGCCCTGCCCACGCCCATGAAGAAACCGACATCAATACTATAAACAGTACCCATCGCATTACGCACCTACCTTTGCTAACTGTTGCTGATAATGCTCGCCATTACAAAACATCATCCCATCGTTAGCCAGGACTTTTTTTATGAACCGGCCGCAACACTTACACCTTGGATGCTGCTTCTTATGGGCATCTGCCTCCAACAAGGGCACCCCTCTGGGTACCGGATCTCCATCCTGTTCAGCTGCCTTATGTATCAACCAATTGATGAACATCTCTATGGGTACTGCCAATACTTCTCCCTGCTTTACCCCAGCCTGCCCAAGATCATCAATGAAGGCTTCAAGCAGATCGCTGGCATTGATATACTTATTAAATTCACGTATCTGATTGCCCTTGTATGTTATCTTGGCATTGTGGCCCAACACCTCAAAGTTACCGCTGTGGTCTACATGCAATACAGATCCATCAGGCAGTTCCAAAGTAGTCCCCCTCTCTACCTTACGCCTTCCAGCCTTTACTGGTACTTCCTGATACTCAACACTTCTAACCACCCTAACCGGAGCTGTATCTGGAAATGTAGTCGAAGCTGTTGCCGTTCCAGTACTGCTAGTGGTTACATACACAGTTTCATAAGTAGATGTACCACCTGTATCAGTAAAATATTGATCAGTCCAAGCTGCCATCAATCACTCCTATTTAGCCAACGGTCTCTAAGAAAATGAGCAGCTGAACTGGTCTGAGCCCTAACAGTGTTATGAGTCCATATCCTTTCTGTACGGCAGATCTCTTTATTACCGTGCCTGGAATCCCACCGCTCGCCGGTTATTCTTCCATCAGTAACTACCCTGCAATGTACATGACCACAATGAGGACAGATCAATTCATGATTGCCATTAACATCAAAGTCAATCACCCCAATAAAATCTTTACTGCAATCATGACAATGCATATCAGTACGCACCCTACCAGCATACCTATCACATTCCCGTTCAATAACCTCAGACATACTAAGCCCTCATTCTGTCTATCGCGCTCTGTACCTTGTCAATGATCCGATTCCTCACTGGTCCCTTGGCTTTAATGTCCATCATGTGATCGTCTATCCCCTTCTTGTACTCACGACCCTTAGTCTTAAGAGAAGTGGCTACCCGGGCAGCAGCACTGAGCAGGTCATGGGCAGACGCATGGTGCACACCGTCTTTGGCTCCATGCTGAATAACCCTACCCCATGGAAACGGAGTCTTGTCATGCCAAGTCCATTTCTCAGAATCAGGATCAGAAGCATCCCAGGAAAAGGTTTTCTTAAAGCCTTGCTCCGGCATAGCATCTCTATACTCAACAATAGGATCTTCTGACAGATCGAACATTTGATATACGATCCGCCCACCCTCAGCAGACTGAACATATATCAAGGAACCATCATCATGTTCCGCCCAGCAACCCATAGCCAGAACATCGTTATGTATGGGGTTTGCCCCCGGCACATCATTAGTTGACATATCACTCTCCTCCTATAAATACATTGGATATATCAGACATGAAAGGATCTACCCGCTCCCCCTGCTCCAGAGCTTCTGTAGCTACTAGACAAGCTGCTGCCGAGTCCTTACAGGGCTCATGCTTACAGGTAGCAAACTCCTTACACACACTCCCTAGCCCACGTATGGTAATCAGAGCCTCTTTGTATAGGGTGACTTCCTTCATAAGGGCTGCGGTGCTGGACAGGGGCGTAATCATGGGTATCGGGTCAAGCTTTGGTCCTGGTCCCGGCTGAGACAACACCTTCTCTATATTACTTACCCTGCGTTGCAGGTTGGTCATCATGACCGTTAACTTTACAACTTGGGCATTATCTTTTACTTCAATCATTGTATGACCCTCAACCGATTAGCCTCTGCCTTACTCATGGACAGCTGGCGTTGCCGCTCATCCACAAAATCTTTGGCATCCTGTACTGACGTAAAACTTCCATGGTGGATCGCATAATAATCTGTTGGCTTAAGCTTCACCCGATACACCTTGTTACAACGACAAATGTACCGCTCCTTGTACTCCTGCACTGGCGGTTCTTTCTTTCGTTTTTTGCTCATCTAACGCTCTCCTTATCTCTGCACTTAAGTGCATGCTGTATTTAAACATCTTATTGTCGCGCCAAGGTTTCTGAGTGTGGGCATACTTATAAGCCTTGCGCCCATATACATAGTGGGCACCATACGATCCGAACCCACACATGGGGCACTCCACCGAGCCTGTCTTAAACACCCATTCACATGAGGCACAGACCCGCAGTAACTTTTCAGGGTTCATGTTCACCAACACTTGTTTTTTCTTCTGGGTACACTATCTCGGCCCAGAATCCGGTCTTGCATACAGGGCAGGTATCAACATGGCTTCTATGTATACTACAGATGCTGTGCCACATATGCATGCGTCCTTCCTTAACCATTATGGGCATCAAAAAAGATGTGTAGTCGTCAAGCTGATGGCTGTCACCTTTAGTGCTCATATCAACCCTTCTTTCCAGGCCAACCACCCGGGCATCAGAAACATGTAGCCCTCTCCCTTGTCCAGATCCATGTTTATGGCATCCTCCACCTCAACCACGGACTTAGGCAACCAATGCTTTTTATCGTCAGCGTCTTTTACCAGATACGCCTCATCTGTCTGGTTCACATACTCCAAATCAAGTTCTATGGTTTCTTCGCTCATCTTCTTCCTCCGGTACTATTATCCAGATGTATCCAGGGGGGCAGCACCGCATCACACTACAGGCGTAGTCATATGTCATGTTCCTCAGGGGTCTCCTGTATGAGAACCCACCCCTGTAGATGGACGCTACCCAGTTCCTAATCATGGCCCCCCCTGGATGCCCGTACCTGTCGCACTACTGCATGTATACGATTGCCCAAGGCCTCCATATACTCAAACTGCTCCTCTGTCAGTACATACGTGTTGGCTGAGGTCTCCAGGTACCTGAGGGCATACTCTATGTCTGCCAACCTGTTCCTGATCTTTTCTGTCGGTACGCCCATCAGTAATTCTCCTGTACTTTTTCTGACAGATACTCCTCCAGCTTGTCGCGCTGGGATTCAATCATGGCATCTGCCAATTCCTGATGCATGGTCTCTGCACACGTAACATCCGTGATCGTCAACTCAAAGTCCTCAGCAGGGTAGCACCTCTCAGGTGGTCCATCTGTCTTGGCAGGCCTTCCGATCACAAAGTCAAACTCTAATGTGATTGCAACATTCTTGGCAGGTACATCTTCATACATACCTTCATCATCAATCAGACATGAAACCTGGAGATCCATATCATAGGTCCCACTTCTGGTCTCTCTGTCAAACTTAAATTTACACATGATCCCGCTCCTAGCTTACAGTTCAATTACGCCCAACTGGGCCGCTACCCACCACCAGTAACCTTGTCTGGTGTCCCCGTTGGCAACCTCATACTGCCAGTCGTCTACGGAGTAGTCCGGGTGTTCCGCCCAATACCCAGCTATATCTATCAACTTTTGAACTTCTTCTTCCATTACACCTTCTCCTCATAACTTTCATGCTCCACCCCTAGTTGCACCTGTAAGACGCTTCCACCAGTTCTCCTGGCCCAGTATGGTTATCAGCACCGACATCTCAACGTCCAAACCAAAGTGCTTGTACACCTCTGCTGATCTGATCCCAGCAACCGTGCCAAGATAGTCAAGCAATTTAGGGACATCCCCTAAGGAAACAAGCCGTTGGGCCAGATCTACATTGGTAGCACCTGACGAGTAGACACCCAACAGGTCTATGAAAGAGGCGGTGTGCATTGTCTTCTGTGGGCTCATGATATTCTCCTAGTTGCAGCTGTAATGAACAGGCCGCTCATACATGCCGCGCTCATTTCGATAAATGGAAACATGCCGACCATACTTAGTGCCGTCATCATGTCTGTAATCGCAGGTCTCACCATAATGGATGGGCGGGTTGTAGCAGTCCCAGGAATCCATCAGATCTTCCGACTCAAGGGCTTCGTTCAATGTGGGGAACCAATTCTGCTTAGCCATCTTATGCTCCTAGCTTGGATGTTTTATTAATCTATGACTTAACTATAGCAAATGTACTGGGTTTGTCAAATGTTATTTTCATTCGCTGCAATCATAGAACTCAGCCATGGCTTCTTCCTGGGTCTTGGCGCAACAACCTTTACCTATACCAAGCCGTTCCTTCGCCTCATCTGTGTCTGCAAGAGAGCAGTAATACTTGCCTTCCTTCATCTCCAGGAGTTCGCAGGGAATGGTCTCTGACCCGGTAGCCTCCTGCCCCAAGTAACATACCTCTGACATACAACACCAACCACAGTGGTTGCACTCCTCCCCCATGGCTGGCTTGTTCGCCTTGGCCGCTACAATTATCTTCATTAACTTAGTCATGATCCCCACTGCACTTAAGTGCTCACTATCTGAAACTTGTCCCTGAGATAGTCATCTATCTCCCCGTAGTAAAACATGGTCGCCGGACCAATAGTCTTTCGTCCTCGTAAGGTACGGTAGACATTCACTATTTTCCTGGGCATCACGACTACCTCCCCGATATACCCCTTAGCCATAGCCTCTTTCATATCAAACGTGGTTCCCCAACCTGAACCCTTAGGGGGATCTACATGCTTAACAGCCTTCTTTACTTTCTTTCTTATCCATCACTGCTTACTTCTTGCGTTAAGTTGCTAAGGCCCATACCAGCCACGCAACCAGCGAGACAATAGCAGCAACCAGCGTCATGCCAAAGCCAATCATTGGGCTAACTACATCCGGTAGATAGTTACTTGGCCGTGTCTCTGGACTAGCTCTGTAGGCAATTACAAATGCCGTTATTGTTACTGCCAGCGGCAAAATCCACCACCCAAATTCAATTGTCATCACTGCTTACCTCTTGCGCCAGTGTCTAAATCATCCCGCATTCGTAACACGACATCTTCCATGATTTGATTTGCATATCCATCCTCGATGCGATCATCGTGTAGCATAGTTGCCAGTCGAGCAGCTCCGTTAATAATAATAGAGCGCAACCTCTTTATTTCCTGCTCGTTTTGCATTCGCCTAAGTTGCTCATATGATAAATGTGGCATTAATAGCTCCAACACATAACAAGAAAATTAAGGCGGATGCAGTATTATCATTCCAAGTCATCACGGCTTACCTCTTACGTTAAAAGGAAACGCACCCACCGCCAATCCTGCATTCCTTCCGTTTATCCTCGTCCAATTCAAGGAACCGGCCCAGCATCTCGTAGAACTTGCGGCCCGCCCTTGCTCTTGGTTCCATATCTTTTTTCAGTGGCCAAACGCTGGTTTGATGATATTCAAATATCCAGCCTTCAAACTCATAGATTCGTGGGCTGCAAATAAATCCGTGCGGTTTCATGATGTTTCCTCATAACCAGTGGTTCCAGGGGTAAAGTCCTGGGGGAAGGGACGCAAGCCCACCCTTCTGCGTACTTAGGGCGTTCCTCAGGGGGCTCCCAGGACCTTACCGTTACTTGTTGCAAGTCATCCATTCCTTGAATGATGCTTCAACCTTCGATACTGATTCCCTGGCTATGATCTTGTTCAGATGCGGCGGCACCACACCATGCAGATCAATGTACATCTGGCGTATGGTCTTAGCCATAACTACCACCAAGGCCATGGACTTATCAGATTTGTACTTCTTAGGGGGACTGGTTTTGAACTCCAACTCCAAGTATTTCACCACACTCTGCAACTTACCGGTTGTTACATGGAAGCCAAGAAGCTCTTCCAGGTGCTCCACCGCATCCTTACAACACATACTGGTAACTATTTCTGGGTGGGCCTCAACAGTGTCCCGCAAAAGGAACGACTGTTCAGTTGACATGAATACCTTCATTTTCCCGCCATTCTCATCTACATCCAATGTTACTGAGTTCTCTTGATCCACAACAATACCCTCCGCACTTAAGTGCTTTCTACCATCCAAATAACCTTATCAGATCCGATCAGTGAAACGGCATCGTCAGCCGGTACATTCCCGTCCGAACATACAGCTCGCCAGTTGTCTCCATTAGGGGCATACACCCTACCTGCGCTGAAGGGACCTGATAAGATTACTCTAGTGCTATGCTTATACATGGGAGGCTCCTATACTTACTACCCCCGGACCCCCTCCAAGGTCCAGGGTGACTTAGCCTACCTTATCCCGGGTGACGCTTTGAGAAGGTCTGCATCCAATATCCCAGGATATCTCTGGCTACATCAGGGGACAGCCTAAACCTATCTTCCAAATATGGAACTGCCCCAAACATATTGATCTCACCACTCTCTCTGAGATCATCCAGATATTCCAAATGAGCTTCAAAAACAGCTACTCCATTTCCCGTAGTGTGTTTAGTCATATTTTTTGCTCCTAGCTACATAGGGTGGATTTACCCTACCCTTTAACTATACCAATATGGGTGGGGTTTGTCAAATGGTATTTTCAATTAATCGTCACGCCCTTGGTAGCCTGCACACTGTATCTTTCCAGCTGCTGCAACAGCCTATTCGTCAGCGCCACAGACTCCAGGTATAACTTGGCCCACTCCTCAGGGTCCTCCTTCATGCTTTCGGCTACCTCTTCTACTGTCTGCTCAATCATGCTGCCTCCTAAGGCAATACTTGTATCAGAAGGTATCCTGCCAACACCGGGATACTTACTATAGTCGCCATAATCCAACCGTTCAGCAAAAGGCTGAACCCGGGCAGATATTCCAACGTACCTTTGAAAGCAACCCGGTCTATACCTGCTACCACAAAGATCAAAAGCAGGTTCACTAAAAATACTTTCGTTGCTAAATCCATAACCTCCTCCAAAAAAAGGCGGGGGGAGATCCCCGCCAAAGTACTACACACTATCCGGTTGTCTTTTCAATTATACCCTCAACTACATCTTCCAGAGCAATAATATAATCCCCATGCTTCTCATCTACTTTGTGCAGACCCCGCACTAACTTATTAGTGATAGGGTATGTATGTGTTGCCACCAAAGTCCCCTCAGGATAATTCACTGTACCCATACCAGTTACACTAACCATGTTCATCTCAGTTTTCAATTCCAGGACTGTAAGGATCTTCCCTTGCAAATCATGATTATTGGATACTAACAAGTTAGATACAGCAGCGTGATGATTACTAGCCTTGCCCCAACCATTCATATCTAAAGCTACAAACGTAGTCATATCATTTACCTCCATGCGTGTTGTTAAAGAGCGATCTACCAAAAAATTATTTTGGTATTATCTTATCGTAACACAGTTAGATGCGTTTGTCAAATATTATTTCTAATCATACCGCCGTGGTGTTCCCCTCATGAATCTCTTTAAGGGCTTTCTTCAACCCTCCCGGTCCCAACTTTCCCTGTAGGTACCGGAGCTGAGACACAACACCCTGATTGTTCGTTCTTGTGGCCTCCCTTGTAGCTACATCATGCACCAATGCATCCAGGTCCTGGGCATAAATGTCGTTGGCTATCACATAATCCAGGGGGCTATCGGCCTTGGTCAGCTTGACTTTCTTCAATCTCTTTTTAATCATTGACTTCACCTGTGTATCCCATGGTCAGCTGCCATTCATTACCCTCATCGTCCAGTACAATAGAAGGGCCAAAGACCTTCTCCGCCTCTGCTTTCAACTTGGAAGGGGACAAGCCACTGGCTACATCAATATGGCCGAGGGGCTTGTGGACTGGAAACTTAGTGCCAGCCGGATAGTGCACTGGTCTTACAAACTTGCGGAAACAATAGTATCTAGCCATAAAAAACGCTCCTAGCTTGGGTTGATTAATTACTGTCTTAATCGTACCCTAGATAGGAGCGTTTGTCAAACTATATTTACTTTAGTTACGAGGCCTTCTTCAAATGTTTCTTAACTATATATCTATAGCCTAGGTTTGTCAAATGTTATTTACATATATCGACACCCTGGTTATCAAGGATATCAGCCCAATGACGCCTACCACTATACCGCAGGAATACAGCATCCTTTCTGGGTACCACATATCCTTACGGGCTGTTCTCAGATAGTACACAGACAACATGCCACCACATATCATGATCAGATCTACACTGTACCAACCCATGGTCCACCTCTGCACTTGAGTGCATTACATCACTTCGGAAATATCGTCACCTATATCCTTGGCGTGTGCTGCTTTCATATTGTCCTTCTTGGGTGTCGTCAGCCAAGTCGGTATCTGCCCTGTCGGTATCTTGTGCTGCACCCAGATCTCTCTTCTGGTTGTGAGGCCCGACACTACACCTGCAAGGGCATCGGCCACATCCTTAGACCCGTTGGGCGGGTGATCTATATCTCCGGTCTTGGGGTCGTCCTCAAGCGAGGCTAGTTCTTTACGTAGCTTTGCATGAAACGGTATCGACAACCTGTGATCGTACAGTGCTGTCTTGGTGATCTCATACGGGTCCCGGGTGATGTCCATGGAGACATGCCCAGACACCAGACCTTTACTACGCAGCATCTGCATGGAGTCCGTAGACTGATAGCTGTCATAACTCACCCACTTCAACGGGTACCCCATACTTATCAGCTTATAGAACAGGCTTCTGATCTTATGGAACTGGATCTCCCCACCTTTAGGGGGCCTCACTTCAAGCAAGGCATCTACTACTATCTCCGGCAGTACTTCGTAGTGGTCTCCCCGGTCTACTTTCTTGAACCCCTTGACATACCCTATGCATATACCGGCCGAGTCAGCTGTGAGCCCCAGATCGACATGAGCCCATCGTGGACGATTCAGATCCGCAAACCTACCTTGGTAAATCCCCAGCTTTTCAAATCTGAAGTCTACCCAGTGCTTGTTCACTATCGGACGATCATTAGTCATACAGGCAGCAATGGAATCGGTGTTCATGATAAACGGATGTCTTGCCAGCGTAGACATACCTGCGATTTCACGCAGGGCATTGATGATATCCTGATCAAACTCCATCCTGTACTCTTCAGGAATATCTATAATCAAATCCCTGTCGGAGACATCAACAATCTCATCTTCTTCAATAATACGTGGGTGCCTGGACTCATCCCCTGCAAACACCTGGAACCACACGTTAGAAAAGGCATCTGGCTTAATGTCCCATACTCGCTTGTCATACACGTAGATCGTAGGATCATTCTTGGCCTCTTCCTGCTTAAGGTCAGTGAACTGGCCCGGGTACCGCTTGGACGAGACAAGGCACAGGATTCCTGGCAGTGCCCCCTGCTGCATAAACCTGGACTTACGTCTACGAGCTATGGAGTTGTACACCGCGATTGCCTGATCGTACTCCCCCCCATCCACACTGGCCTTGGAGTTCTCCACTACAGCCATGTAGTTCAGCTCATCAATGATACCGCCCATCACGTTCTGACCAATGGCAGCAGTGTCTGATCCCGACACAGGCTTAACAATGATACGGTTCGGAAATCTAAGCTCCGACTCTATGTTCTTATCGTAGGCGAAGTGCCTCTGGAAGTACGGGCTGTTCTCCAGCAGGGCCTTGAAGCGAGCATAATCAACCCCCTTAGCCAACTCCTTGGTTATCGACTGGAATATCAGCAGAATCTCCGAGGCCCGTTCCAGTCCAAAGGTCTTCTGGGGGTTCTCCATGCAGGACAGAAGGTACAACTGATACGCCATGGTCCATACTGCGATAGTGGTCTTGGCAGTACCAATAGCACCGGTCAGTACTGCCTCTACATACCCACCACCATTCAGGTCTTCCATGGCAGTCATTACTTCGGGGTATATCTGCCCTTCAAGGTTCAGGTAGAACGGGCGTAACAGGAAATCCCGGATGGGCACCGGGGGCACCTCATACATATCCTTCTTCTTAAGCTCGGAGTCTGCAAAGGCGAAACTCTTGTTCTTGATGTCGGTTACTACTTTGAGATAAAACTTGATCTTGGTCTCCAGCACCTGGATAACCTCGACCTTATCTATGATCCTCTCAGCCCGCATACCATAAAACTGGGCTATACATTTGCGGGCGTAAAATATAAATCTTTGCTGCTCAACTGTCCCCGTCAGTGGGTACGCAGTCAGTAAACTCTCCATCCTCAATCTCCCCGGCTTCTTTCACCATAGCTTCTAAGGCTGCAAACACTTCCGTGGTTGCATCATCCATGGCCCCCTTATCTGCGAGCATCTTGGAAAGTACATCTTCATCCTCTAAAACTTCTGGTGAATGCAAGTCTATAGATCCAACAATCTTCTTAGGTTGTCTTTTTACCAGTCCTAAGTCAAATTTTAAGTCTGATAACTGCTTTATCATGTCTCGCAGCTCTTTCAATTCATAGCGTAGAGTGCCCATCAACGTAGGCAAACTCTCCTCCATGGTGAACACCTTAGCTACCCTATGGTTCTGCAGCAGTATCAAATCCTCCAGTGCGTCTATCACATCAAGCTTGGTGGTCGTTTTGATTACAGTCTTGTACTGCTTTACATCTGTACCCTTCGTATCTTTATTGTCCTCCGTTGTCTTGATCAATAACTTGCTATGTAGCTTAGAATCCAGCACTTCTTTCTTATAGCGTAGTATCTGTTTGGTCAACGTGCCTGTCTTTATGTCCTGCAGTAGTTTCCATTCGTCTTGAATCTTCTTAGCTACCTTGGGGCAAGACATACCTTGCACCAGCATCACCTCCATGCGGTCTACTTTATCTGCCCCCATGCTACGTATAGGAGCATACTTATTGGCCTTCGTTACTTTCAATTCAACTGATCCTGTGTCGGCCATGTAGCAGACAAATCAATTTCTTCTGGGTGGGTTACATCTAACAAATGGGCTCGTACTGAATCCCCCAAATCACCCTCCTCCTGGGTTAGCTGAAACAGAGCAGACACTACTGAGTCCATCATCCTGGAGTTAGCCCTACACAGGTCTCCTACTTTCATAGCAGCAACCTTATCCTTGGGGTTCATCCTGACCCACACAGACTCCTTACCGTTGAAATCAAAGATCATGTATCCATAGGCTACAGTGTTTCCATACGTGAACAACAATTCATTCAGCACTGTGGCTAAATCTTCTACTGTCTTTATCTCCGCAGCTGCCTCCTTAAACTTTGACTTCAACTCTGGGGGAAGCGTGTTGGCTGTCTGCTTGATCAACTTAGCAAACTCCGCTTCGTCAGCAAAACCAAAGGACTCAGCCAGTATCTCATCAGAGTACTTTTCTGACACCTTCTGATACATAGCCATGAACTTGGTTGGGTCCAACTTACCATGGATCATGTTCATCCTGACTACCTGGAAATTCTCCACTTCGTCAGTCATATCTGGGTCAGTATTTACAATACAGGGTACTTCCTTCCAGCCCAAGTACTCGCAGGCTCCCCACCTATGATGACCACCAATGATGCGGTACTGGTCCTTACCAATACGCCGCACCTCAATGTCCTCAGTCATGCCCTTGCTTTCTATGTTGTCTACCAACAAGTCAAAGGCCCGGGGGCTCATCTTGTTCGGGTTATCTGGGTTAGGCTCCAACTGGTGTATCGGCAACCAGATACGTTCATGATTCTTGGTCTTATCATACGCAGTGCTCATTTTACCTTCCTCAAATGTCCAACAGTTACACTGGCGTCCTCATACCCAAAGAATGTCTTCAGGGCTATCCGTATATCGTTCCATGGCGTTGACCATACTAGGCCCCTACGGTCCCTGTCCCCCTCTCGGGTCTTGGACTGCAAGGACTTGAGATCTCCTTTCTTACCCAGCTCCCGTATACGATCAAACAAAACAAACTCTTCAGGGTCTCCGTCTAGCAGTGCCTGGACTATGTTGTTATTCTGCTTACTGGCCTGCTCTGCTGCATATCTGGCAGGCAACATCTCTTCAAACTCCAACAGGCCCTTGTACATATAGTCATAGAATGACTGCGAATACTGCCCACCTTCCTGAAACATAGGCTGCAGTACATCATGTTGCCACTGGATAAACTGCCGGTAATACTCCTCGTAGTCATCATGGATAGCCTTCACCATCCCATAGGCCTTTGACTCCGTGTCTATGAACAGCGGGTAATCCTTGCCTACCAAAGCCTCTGACCACGGGGCTCTGATCAACACTACTGGTACCCCAAACATCAGGGGCTCCATTAGGGACATGCCAAACCCAGCCTCCTCAGCCAAGTACATAATGCAGTGCATCTCTGTTTTCAGCGCCTCCCAAAATTCATCTCTGGGCAAGTTTATGTACTCCACCATTTCAGGCGGCTCAATCTTATACACGGGGGTTACAGTGGAGACTATCAATTTGATACGGTCATCTCCCTTCGTGATCCAATGCTTAACCATGGTGTCATACACTTCCCTGATATGATCTGTAGCAGACACCCTACCTACGAAGGCTAGGCAAAACTTCTCTTCCCCCTTGGTAAACCGGTACTTCTTATCTTTCTCCTCAAAATCTTCCAGCAAAGACGGGCTTGTTACCTTAATCTTGTCCCTCAGCTCCATGACCGAGGACGGAGGCACATATCTCTTGGCCCCCGATATCAGACCATCCCTTTCGTGAGAGATCGTTATAGCGGTCCTGTCTGCGGCTAGATGCCCCGCTATGGTCATGCGCTCCGTTACCGGCACATTCGATATGGCTACTGTGGACTTAAAGGCCATGAGGGGCATTTCCTCAAACAGGAAGACGTTCTTCATCCATGTCTTCGTTGGCTCTCTTGGACTGGACATCACCATCTTCATCAAGGGTACTTGAGTTGTTCGGTTCGTCATTACAATATCGAAATCCCAGGCCACCCCATTGAAGGCCAACAGCCTATCCAACTCTGCCGGGAATGCCAGATACGCTCGGGTCCTGTCTCCCCGGTGATACGGAAACTGAAGGTAAACTACGTTGTCGTGTTCCGGGTAGAAGGCTAGGTCTTCCTCCTCCAACCATTCTGGGATTAGCCAATAAAAAAATACATCCGTTCTACCTTGCGTATTCAGTACGTAATCTACGAACCGCCACATCTTAACGGCCGAGGCGCAGTGACTGGGCCTTGCTGAGTATATCGAATCAATCAAAATCTTAGTGGACATTCAGATCTCCGTCTTGTTCTTTATGAGGTACACCAACTCAGCGTACACCTGTCTACACTCTGCTCCTCTTAGGCGAGCCAAGGCAGTTACTCCGCCCAGTGCACTTAAGTTCACTTCATCTTTTCTTAACTGGGACTTGTAACACCTCAGGGCTTCTAACTTCTTGTCCATGTCATGGTTACTCAACGGAATGTACGTCCGTCCCATGATGGCATGCTGCTCCGCTCCAGCCCCCCAATTCTGCATAGGGTACTCGTAGGCATATATCTTCTGAGGCAGTATCTCCTTTACCGGCCTTGTAGCAGCCATACATGCTGTGTATACCGCCTGATGATCCTGGTTATACGAGGGCAGTGGAATAAACAGGACATCGGGTCTTATCTTGTCCAGCATCATATCTACAGCTAGACAAAGCTCCCCCAGGTAGTTCATGTAGTCATTATCCTTGCACACATCAAGATGTATTATCCTGGTGTGCAGCACTTTAGCTGCCTGAAGGGATTCGCTCTTACGGTCCTCCCCCAATACGTGCGTAGTATACGTGGGATAATCTCCAGCATACATGGTAGCTATGGTCACATTAGCTACGCCCGCACACTTAGCTATGTATCCACCAACACCATACTCTGCATCATCAGGATGCGGTGCTATTACCAATATGCTCTTCATAGCTCCTCCCACGTAGCAGCTTCCATCACATAGGACAACGGGTCGTTAACAGTAGCCAGGACTTTCAGAATTGTGTCCTTCTCCGCCCAACCAGCAATCTTCTGGACCATCAACTTACAGTCGTACTGGAACTCCTCCTTTACGAAATACGAGGAGGTTCCTGCCCCCAACAGGTACGTGTCAACATTCGGGGGGAACTCACTGGCTAACCGTCTGGACAAACCCTTGGTCTTTGTGTCCCCAGCTACATTACCTGCACCACTCAAACTGTACGTTTTCTCAAGTCCCAAACTAGCGACAATCATAGCGTCCATGGACATGCATAGCTCATACAAGTACTTAGGCTCTATTGTCTCCAAGATATGCACCAGCTCTTCCAGCCTGTGACCGTAGGGCATCTTCTTGTTCATGAGGTTCTGCTTGATCGTGGTCGCAATCTTGTGCTTGTACTTACCGGCAATACAAACATCTTGTATTTTTTCGTTCAATCCAGCTCTTACAGGAACGGTAAGCCAACTACCATTAAGGGCGACCCTATTCTGGTAATCCCTCTTTGCAAAGCCCACACCAACCAAATAAGACCAATGCGTACATACTGCCATCTTGTTCCAATACCCAACCCAAGGCAGGAAACTAGGCTGGTGATGTGTTACTACAAACTCTCGCATAATATCGTATCTCCTTGATACGGAACTTTTTCTTTAATGGCAACAAAGGCATCAGGCAACTCACGTTCATCACACAAGGTAACAAGCTCATTGGCTACGCGAACAAACCCCCTTCTAAGGTGGTCGCTCTGCCGTACTATATTGATATTCTTACGACTTGTCGGTACCAGGAACTCATTAGCATAATGCAGCTCCTCCTCCATCTTCTCACCGGCTCTGAGCCCTATGTACTTTATGGCTATATCCTTACCCGACTCCCAGATCATTTTCTTAGCCAAGTCATCTATCTTCACAGGATCTCCCATGTTCAGCACGTAAGTGCATGAGGTCTTATGCGAAGCTATCGTCAGGTGTGCGGATTCAACTACTAAACGCACAGCATCATCTATAGACATGAAATACCTAATGATATCTGGATGCGTTACGGTTACAGGCCCGCCCTCAGCAACCTGACGAGCAAACAGAGGCACTACTGACCCGGAACTACCAAGAACATTACCGAAGCGCACTATGGACACATTCAGGCTGACTGATGTAGCTGCCTCCCGCACATAGCCCTCAGCAAAGGTCTTGGTGGCCCCCATCATGGACACAGGGTTCACGGCCTTATCTGTCGATATCAGTAGGAACTGTTCTGCTCCATACCTCACAGACATGTCCAGCACATTCTTAGTCCCCAGGATATTTGTACGTATGGCCTCCAACGTATTATGCGGAGTCTCCAACATTGGAACATGCTTCAGAGCTGCCGCGTGAAACACCACATCTGGGGCCTCTGCTCTAAACACACAGTCCATCAGATGTCGGTGCCGGATGTCTGCCAACAGGTACTTGCACTTAAGTGCTACGCCGGATTCTTCGACTACTCGCTGTACCTGATACAAATTGTACTCACACAGGTCTACAAGTATAAGGCTCTTTGGCTTAGGGTTATTCAACAGCTCATTAACCAGACGGGTTCCTATAGACCCACCTGCCCCTGTGACTAACACTACCTTACCTTCAACGCTCATCCACAACCCCATGAATAGCTATGCGTGACCTAAGACAGGGGATATCTGGAAACCCCTTAACTGGCTCACCAAAATAGGTGTACTCCAGGTCAATAAACCCACAAGCTCGCAATAGCTTCATGGCTTCTCTTCGTGTCCAGCTGTGACAAATAGTAGGATCACCCTTATAACCCGTAACCGTATTGTACGGTACCATCAGGGTGTCATACACCTTATTGGGAATCACTATCAACAACCTACCCCTATCGACCAAAACATTCCTGATCATCTGCAAAGTGGTTATTGGATTAGGTACACGCCCCAACACATGAAACATGGTCACCATATCATAGGTCATTGGGCTGCTAAGCAAGGCTATGGGGTTCGTAAACGTAAAGGCTGGGTATGTCTTCCTGGCATATGCCAACAACCCAGTGTTTATGTCAACACCACAAACATACTGAAAGTCATAGTGCCGCTTCAGGATAGAGCATAGCTTTCCAGAACCACTACCATAGTCCAAAGCATAGACCCCACAGACATTGGCCCAGTCTAAAACACTGAGCACTTCCATCTCCCATGAGGCCCTATCTGAAAAAGTTATGACCTTGCTGACGTATTCTTGCGGAGTCATACAAATTCTTTCAACGTAGCGGTTACAGCCCGTACTACATACGTCACGTTATCCATAGGCATGTTCGGATAGATAGGCAGGGACACTACTCGGGCTCCAACACTGTCAGATACTGGGGTACTGTGTCTAGGCAATACTTCCTTCCAAAAGGAATGCTGGTTTATCGGCCGGAAGTGCACTGAACAGTGAACGCCTTTCTCCTTCATGCTCTCAATAAAGGCATCACGGTAGGCAGCATCCACCAGGATCGGGTATACATGCCATGCTGAATCGTAAGTGAATCTCGGGCAGTGCAACTCCAAGGATTTCAGGGCCAACGTGTACATCTCTGCAACTCGGGTTCTATCATCTGACATGCTGTACAAATACCGTAACTGCTCCAAGCCCAGCGTAGCAGCCACATCTGTCATATTGGCCTTCCACCCGGCGACTCCAACATCATAGAACCAGGACGCACCTGAGTTCGTGTACCGGTCATAGGCATCTGTGGAAAATCCATGCAGCAACAACTTACGTGCATGCTCAGCTACAGCTCCATCCTTCAAAAGCAGCATGCCCCCCTCGCCCGTGGTCATGGTCTTGTTGGCATAGAAGCTGAAAAAGGAAGCGTCTGCCTCCATGTCTCCCACTGTTCTGCCCTTGTACCGTGCAGGCAATGCATGAGCACAGTCTTCTATCACCTTGAGGTTACACTGACTGGCTATCTCATAAATACTTGTCAAGTCACAGGCCCGTCCACCGAAGTGGGTGAGCAGTATGGCTTTCGTATTAGGGTTTACAGCGTCCAGTACCTTGTGGGGGTCGATATTGAATGTGTTGGGATCAATGTCAACCATGACAAGCTTAGCGCCCAAATGGTGGAGCATCATAGCTGGTGAGCTGAACGTGTACGGTGTGGTGATTACTTCAGACCATCTCAGATCTAGGGCGTCAAATGCGATAAGGGAGGCGGCTGTAGCTGAGTTCGTCATCAGTACCTGCTTGGAAGGAAACATCTTCTGGAACTCACTTTCCAGTTCCTTTACCTTCTTACCGGTGGTCAGCCAACCACTGGCTACTGTCTTAGCTACTGCCTCCCCCATCTCTGGCGTTACATACGGCTTGAAGTACGGTACTACTCTGTCCCACAAATCAATATTCATAGACCCCTCGCAGTTATTAGTATTAGTCTCCCGATCCCAAAACACCAACCCACCGATTTGGCCCTATACTGGTGGGGTTTCACCTTTCAATGCTGGTACCGGTTTTTTGTCTCAAGCTTTGTCTCAAGACAATAGCCATACTATAGGGAACTACCTTAGGTGTCTACCTATGTCAGTATGGTATGTCTTAATCTTCTTTGGCTTTACCAGCAAGCGGTATGCGTATGAACTTACCCTGTCCCCAATCACCCTGAACAATATCCGATATCTCGCCGCCACCAAGAGTGATAATGTCTGCATATACCCTCCCCATCTTGAAGCAATCATCTGGGTATGTGGACTTCATCTGTATACATAACTGCCCATCAACGTGTTTAGAAACCTCAAAGCTTATCGCCATTACTGTTCTCCTTTTTCTCCCGCGTCTCTGCTATGGCTTTCAGGGCTTTTACATACCAGACGTTTTCTATGTCCTCGTCCGTGATCTGCTTTAGGTGGGACTCATCCTTAATCACACCCCACCAACTCTCGCATCCAAAGATCACCTTGTTCAGGTTGGGTACAAAGATAGCTGGGTTGGTGTTATGCATTAGCTCCAACACCCCCTTAAGGTACTCATCATCCGATGCTTCAAAGAAGTGTGCGGTCCCAACACTTATCTCCCCTATGTATATACCCAGGAAAGTCTTATTCTCATACTCCTCCGCGCAGGGTCTGATAGATACAAAGTCTCCCACCTCAGCCCCCGCCATAAAATTACTGGGCTCGTAGGCCTTGTTGATGACCTTTATGCTTTCTACTGTTATCGGAAATTCCATTGGTTCTAACCCTCGTTGTCGTACTCTTCCTGCTCCCAGTCCCCAAGTACAGTGTCAGCGATGTTCCTGATGTCTTCATCCTCCAACCTATCAAGATCCTCCCGCCTCTCTGTCTTGGCCCACGCTAGTAAGGTATCCCGGTCCCAATCGTCCATCACCGCTACTATGCGTTCTATCAGCTCGTTTCTATCCATCTTCTGATCCTCTGCACTTGAGTGCACTAGCTCCACAATATGATCTTCTTACGGACGATATCTCTCAACTTCTCGTCCCAAAGTTTCTTCATCTCTTTTGGCTTTACTCCGTGCTGGATCAGATAGGCGTTACATCCCAGCTTCCACCAAACACTGTCTTCATCGGTTTCGTTCACCAGCGCGGTTTCATTTATGAACCAAATCTCTTCTACTGCTGCCTTACATTCGGCACCATCCATATGCGTGTTACTGACAATCTTGGTGATGTAGCCCAACACTCTCTTCCCAGGCCCTGTATGCATATCCAAGCAGCACCACGGCGGGGTTACATGCGGGGTAATCCATTCCCCAGAAGACAGAACCTCATCACTAGGCTCCCCTGTAATAGATCGTCCCAGCTCTGTGTAGTAGAGTTGGAGGGCAATTACTGCCAGAAACAGAGTGGTGTATCCTGGGCCTCCCCCCATGGCTGCGCGGTACTGCATAGCCTTGATCCCATCACACAGATCTACGTACTTCCCCAGACTAATACCCGACTCTTTCAGTTCAGCTACCTTATGCCAGATAGTCTCCCAAACAATGGGGGATATCAGACCCTTAGCATCAACGGCTACTGGGTCAGAAATACTGCGGTAAAACTCAAAGAACAACATCTGGGATACATCTACTTTCTTAATAATGGCCCCCATCAAGTGCGGGGTCTTAACCTGGCTAGTAGATCTGACTACATCAGCTAACTGGCGAATCCCGTTAGAATCCTGACTCTTCTTCTGAGCCATCGTGTTCAACAACCCACATAGCAATAAATGCTTGGCCCCCACAGGATCATGCTTATAGACCATCTTAGCTTCATCATGAGCCCTGCCCATCTCCACCACACCCTTCCAGTGGTCTTCTGCTGGTAGCACCATGTATCTCCACCAGATCCAGTTACGCTCATTCTTCCAGAGCCAGTTAAAGCTCCAGATTAACAATGGCTGATCATTCCTACGGTAGGCCTTCTGGATAGCTGACTTCACATAGCTGGTGACTACCTTCTTCTTTTTTGGCTTAACTCCCAGCTCAACCAGATGCTTACAGGGGCGAGTCTTACCCTTAGCATAGGCTGGACAATTACAGGTTTCCTTCTCCAGGTCCACCTCATACTTCTTACTTGGATCTGTCATTGATATTACTAGCTGCTTCATTTTAGCTCCTAGCTTTTATGTGTACCCTAACTATACTATGCTGTATAGTTGTACGTTTGTCAAACAATAATAACTTCCTACTCCTCTATATATACAGCTACCACTTCCCACCCATTTAGGCTGGTTGGGGCTAATTTTCCAAGCAAACCTACAGCACCACGGTAACTAAAATGATAAATGGTGTGGTATTTATCTAGCTCATCATCATGTAGCGGGATAAAAATATGGCCACTGGGGAGACGCAAAAGTTGGTTAGGCATAAGCCCTCCTAGGGTGTTATTGTCCTAATACTGTACTAATTAGAGGGACGTTTGTCAAATAGTATTACCGGCACAACTTATAAATGTACCTAAGGAATCTCAGCTCCTCGTCTTCTGCCTTAGCTTTTAGCCCACCTGCAGGCATATATACTTCCGCAGAGTACAGTTCTGCTTCTGGATACGTTATGGCAGTTACTAACTGGATAGCCTTCTGTATGTCACCCAACTGTGTCCTAAGGCAGGTAAGCTCAGACTCCGCCTCCTGCCGCATACGTTGCTGTTCTTTTACTGAGCGTTCAAAACCTCTACACTCAATCTTAGCCTTCTCCAACTCATTAGTGACAATTGTCAGGCTTTCTTCTAATTGTGCAATCTTACCCATGATAATCTCCCTATGGATCTACTATATCTATGTCAACATACATCTGATCCCCAGTACCCATGTTGACTACAACAAAGCAGGTAGCTTCTGAGGCTGGATCTCGCTGTACCCTCAAAGCCTCCTCTGCTGCTTCCTGTGGTGTGTCTGTTTCAAAATACATCTCCCACGTTACCCTGAAATATGGCATGATCCCTCCTGATAATTTACGTTACATAATGACCCGCGTTCTATGACAAAGACCTACCACTCTTTTACACATAGCCACATCAAACATCCCAATATGACAATCCTTAATATCTATCTCCAGTTGTGCAGCCAACCACTTGTAGGCTCTACCTCTGGCCTTTACTGCCTTAATGTTATCCCGTATTACCATGGTCTCCCATAAGGGATCGAAAGCACCGTGGGCAAAACCTTTCCAGTTTCTAAGTTCTGCATTGGCTAATCTTCCTAATGGCTTATGTCTACGACTATTCTTATGTGTTCCTACGTAGGCATTACAAGGGGCACAATTCCAAAACTTCAAGTGCCCTAGATCGGGCCTGTGTGGGTAAACCGTTGTTCCATCCACCAGCTCTGCCGGATTATCGCAATACGGACATATAACCTTCACGATCCCCTCCTTACTAAATGGTGCTGCCCTTACGCAGATCATTCCTCTCAAAGGCAACCCAAATAGCATAGAACACCTGTACAACTAGAATGAAGGCCCACCAACCAGTGACCGCCGTCAACAGCAGTCCTGTTACGATATGGAAAACCCTGATGTGTTCATACAGAATCCCTGGAACATATACCTGATTAAGAAACAACATATCTATTCTCCTTGATCCTATAGGGGGGCATTCTTGCCCCCCACCGGTAATTACATAGCTACCGTGATGTTGCACTCTGGAAACGCCTCTTCAAAGGCTTCCAGCACCTTATCAACACCGGCTTCTTTGAACTGCTTCTCCAAAGTAGGCGGCTTAGTCGTCTTGGCCTTACCTGCATCATTACTGAGGTACCGCATGCAGATGTAATCAAGTGCTACCGTGTCATACTCCGTCTCACCCTCTTCCCGAGCCCGTTCAAGTGCTGTGTCTACGGTCTCCAGCTGGTCAGCATGGAGCTTGAAGGTCTTGGTCTTGATCTTCTGTGCCTCTTCCTTGGTAGGTGCATCTTTATCACCCTTACCCTGTGCCTTCTCTGCCTTGATGTATTCGATCAACTGCAGAGTGGTCATCTCCTTGGCCTTCTCCACCCATTCATCAACATTATCTACAGTCAGCATAGAGACCAGTTCACGCAGCTTGGTCCAACCCAGAGCCTGAACCTGCTCCCACTTGACACCGGATTCAACCAGCCCGGTATATATCGCCATGAGGTAAGCAGCTTTACGCAGGCCCAAACCATACTCCGCCTGAATAAAGTCCTTGAAGGATTCATGCTCTCCGTTATCCCACCAGCCTTCTTCCTGGATGCGCTGCAATAGCCCACCCAACTGGAAATTACTATAACCAGCTGTTTCCAAACAAGCCCTGACACCTTTAAGGGTGGCCGCTTGGTTCATGTTCTCCAACTCTTGTACTGTGTCCAGAATCAGATCTTTACCCACCACCTCACCGGTCTTGACCTTGGACTTGGTGGTTTTCACAGCCTTCTTAGCGGGGGCCTTGGTGGTCTTTGCAGTTGCTTTATTCCCGTCCTTCTGTCCTTTAGTCAGGACTTTCATTGTGGGTGACTCAGCCATCATATTCTCCTTACTTACGTTACGTGTAAAAGTTGTTAACCGTGTCTTAACTATGACATAGCTAACTGCGTTTGTCAAATAGTTTTGCACTTAAGTTCTTAATTAGTTTTGCACTTAAGTGCTGAGGGATAGTGAAGGTAGTTCTCTACGCAGTGGTTTTAAAGCCTCCATGTTCTGCTTGGGCATGTCTAAGTGCCCATACAACGCACCTCCTGTCATAGCAAGGCCCACTGCATCTGCAATATTGTTGGTGTCTGCCTCGTACCTCCAACGCTTGTAAACCTGCAGCATCATCTGATCTTTAGTGGCATTACCCTTACCCGTCACAAACTTCTTTAGTGTGGTTGGGGCCACCACTACATAGGGCAGCTGGTACTGTTTCAGAAAGTACCTGATGATAGTACCTATCTCCACCAAGGTAACCAGCGTATTTGCGTTCCCATACCCGTAGCCTTCAATCACAGCCAGATCAGGGGTATGCGTTTCCATAATCTCAATCACATCCCCAGCTAAAGCAGCGCAGCGTTCCAAATCCTTTAGCTTCTTATGCTCCAACTCCTCAGCAAACAAGATTTTAAACCCATTTGTTATAGGGCCATCATGCCCAAAGAAATCAACAACTACTGCCCCAGTTTTGGTGGAGGTATCAAGCCCCAGTACTTTCATTTTTATCCTCCAGATATATTTTGGCCCCTGGAGGATATTCTCCAGACCAACACACCTTAGCTACCTTGCACTTTTTAGCCCGGGGACACATACCATGGGAGCATATCGGGGGCGGTACACCGGCCGCTTTATTTCTCCAGGCAAACAACTGCCGGGACAGCTCTACCAACGCATCTGTGTCCGAATCATTGCGCCCAACAAAGAACTCCTTAAACGGGCTGAACCCAGCATCTGTTACAGCAAAATCAGTCAGACTATTATCTTGAGTCCCAAAACCTTTACACATGTAAAACACCATTCCTTCCTTGGTGTTCACCATATCTTTGAACGGGGAGTTACTCTCCTCTACCAGCCGCAGGTACAGATTGGTTCTTAGCGTATGTTCAGCTAATGGAGCTACCAACTGCTTATACATATCCTTGTCTATGCTCTTCACTTCTACCAACCGTAACTTTTTCTCCCCCTTTAGTTTTACCAACAAATCTATACCGCCACTCGCACCACAATATTGGGACATAAATCTGGGCTCAATATAGTTCCAATCCTTACGGTTACACACCGTACAAGTACCGGGATGGCTCCCAAAAGAAGTCTTCTTACTGCAGTGGAAACATAACCATTCACCTATGGCTATATCTTTGGCATACACATTTTGCATCTGGTGCTCTAATAGCCTGCCCATATCAAAAGTGTATTGTAAACTGGTACCTATGAACCTGTCCTTGGCCTTGTACCCTGTGAGTTGGAGAAGTGCAAACTCCCGGGGACAATACTCCGTGTTCTTATCCATCTTGGTCAAATCACTGGCATGAATATGCGTTACTGGTCTAGGCTTGTCCCACCCAGCCAGCAACCGATGTATATGGAGCTTAAGCCCTTCCTTGGGCATATGCTCCGACAGCTTCTTAGCAAATTTCATTACTCAGCAGCTTTCTTTTTAGCATCCTCTTTCTTGGCAGCACCCGGGGACTCTTTCTTAGGCGTATCCTCTTCCCCAACATCCACAGGCAACCCGGCTTCATAGGCAACCCACTCCAGAATGGTGGTCTTGCGTCTAGCCTTGGCCTGCTCACTGATCTTCAACCCGTTCAGGTAATCGTCCACCCTAGCCCCTGAGTCCAACATGGCCTGATGTCGTAGAGCCTCGTTCTCATCTTCATAAACAGACCCATCAGAGGTCTGGTACACCTGTAGCTTTTTAATCGCAGTCATCATTATCTCCATTATTAGTAAACACTTCTTTGAATACTCTAGCCGGTACGAGCACCCAATCTCCATTGTCTTTCGCCTCCCCAGTTGGGGTTACAAACGACACTGTAAGGCAAGGTAGTTTATTAACTTCCAAGGCCTCCAATCTTATCTTATGTAGCCAAGACAACTTAAGGGACATGCTTTCATTCCTGGTGGCTTTACACTCACCTTTAAAGGAATAATGCTCCCCGGCCTCCAAGTCAAAATCACCTTTATCCCCCGGCATTGCACCACTAGCCATAGTCGTCTCTGCACCTAAACTTTCCGCAACCCGTACCTCTGAGTTCCCACCATGGTCCGAATCATTGCCGGGGACAAAGGGGTTCTTATTTTTTGTTGTTTTTCTCTTCCACATCATCAAACTCCGTGGGTAATCCATGAATCTTGCTAACCATACCATCTATAATCATCTGCTTAGCGTAGGTCAGGGCCTCTTCATCTGCGTACAGGGCATCCAACCCAGCCGTCAGGGTCTTATACTCCGTGCCAAAGAAAAACCACTTGGCCCCCTGCTTTACGATCTGACCCATATCCCTGAGGTACGTCTCCACTGTCCCCCTATCTCTCACATCTCCAGGCACCATTCCATTGTGTGGAATCATGCACATCTTGTACTTACTGTTCACCGCTACAATAGGCACCTTCCATTTCTGGATAACAACCTGAGTCTCCTTCAATACAGGCATGGTCTTAGATATGCTCTCCAACATCTCATTCTTACCGTATATCCTGGCAGTAAGGCCTGAGGCAAACTTTATAGCGTTACCTCCAGGCATGGTCTCAGGGCTACCAAACATGACCCCGATCTTCATACGGATCTGATTCACCAATAGCAGTGTAGGGTAATGTCCCTTGCGCTTCTCTTTAGACTGCTGACTTACACCCTTACGGATCAACTTTCCTATCAACGCACTGGCCCCACCAACCTGCGCCTTTGCAGCCGTACTATCCTGCTCATTAAGCGGGATCATTGCTGCCAGTGAATCCACCACTATCAACGACACATCCTCAGCCTGCAACATGGCATCCACCATATCAACAGCCTGCTCTGCATGATCTGGATGCAACACCAGCAACTTGTCTACATCCACCCCCATCTTCTTGGCCCAGGAGGGATCAAAGCTGTTCTCCACATCCACAAACACGTTTTCCATGTGTGGGTTCAACTTCTGTTCCAAAGCAATGGACAACAAAAACAAGTTGGTCTTACCTGACGATTCAGGGCCATAAACTATGGAAACCTTACCCCTTGGAAAACCACCCCCACAAGATAAGTCAAAAGGGAACACCCCTGTAGGTATGCGTTCTACATCCACCAAATACTCACCAGTGGTGACAACGGTCTCACCCAACTTTTTTTGTAGCTCTGAGGCTACGTCAGCAGCTTTAGACATGGTTACTCCTCTATCTCGGCTACAATGGCATCCATCTTGTTATCAACCCACTCCTTGGTGTACTCATATACCGGATCTATCTCCTCCACGTAACAAGGCATATGCAACGACACCTGGATCTTAAGGCTATTGAAGTTACCCGTGTTCTTGGTGACTCCAACAGACACACCAACATTACACGTAGGCTGATTGTACAATTGAGATTCACCTACCTCTTCATTACTTTCTGTTTCAGACACGACTTGCCCTCCTGATTTAAAAACCTTACTAATGGTGGCCTTCCCTACCTGGATGGTTATATTATCTGGCACGGGCATCCCACACCTCTGAAAGGTAAGACTTCCATTTAGTCCTAGATTCTTTATCCATAGACCCCTGACTTAACAAAGCAACCAGTCTATGTATGACCAGCATATGCCTCTTCAAATACACCTTTTCCTTACCGTAATACAGAGGAGCCCCCAACAACCCTTTCTTCCTCCAGTAGTCTAATTCCTCTACCGTACATTCAGCCCAATCAGCCGCCACCTGTATCTGATAAACAAACCGAACACCCTCTTCCGTCTGTATCTGTAGATGGTGTTCTGGCATACGAACACTACTACGGTAGTCCCTGGCCTCCTGAATCTTCTTTTCACGATAGTCAGTATCTTCCTGATACTTATCCCTACGCTTTTTGTTATGTGCCTTTTTGTTCCTGGCATACCATCTCTGATATGGCGTAAGACCGTCATCGTATTGTTTCTTTCTACCCATAAATTACTCCTAGCGAAAGACAACCTCAGCTCCCAGCTTATGATAGAAACCTAATCGTTTTTTAGCGTAGGCCTTAAACAGTGGAAGTGATACATCCTCCACATCAAATATGATCGGGGTTGGCTTATCTGGGTATTCCCTGATAACCCGCCCTACAATCTGTGTTACGTCTGACTTAGGTGTTCCAAAAACACCTGTGTCCCACCATGGAGCATCGGTTGCCTCCGAACACATCTTATAAGTCGTCAACACTACTCTTTTAGCCTTAGCTACGTCCTGCTGGTGCTCCGTTAATCCCCCCACATAAAACCCAATATCCTTACCGGGTATCCCTCGCATTAATAACAGATCTTGCATAGGTAACAAATGCCCGTCCCGCAGATCTGAAAAGAAAACGATGTTACGCCCCTTCTCATAAGCCTGCTGGATAAAATTAGCCATCATATTGTTTCTGTCCCTACACCGTGCCAGCATCTTATTTACATGCATGGTCCTACCAGCTGAAATCTTTATCTTATAAGGTGGCTTCCAATTACTCTTAACCACTATTACCTTTGGTACCATAGGCACCAAGTCTGTCTTTACCCGCACAGGACCAATGTGACTCCTGAATACTATATCCTTACCATCTTGCCGCTTGGGGGTAGCAGACAACCCCAACCGTAACAGCGCCGGTACTTGCCATGCTACCTGACTAAATTTATCTGCTCCCAACCTATGTACTTCATCTGGAATCACAAGCCCAAAAGCATCAAAGGTTCCTTTGGGATATCGTCCAGGCTTACAAACAGATTGAATCATAGCGATAACAACCTTTTTACCAGCAACACTACACACATCACCTTGGATGTACCCAATATCATTGTCAGACAGTCCCAAAAACTGTTTCAGAGCCCTTCTCCACTGAACCTTCACATCTTCCTTAGTAACCACTATCAGAGTCTTACGGCTCACAGCAGCAATCAAAGGCATGGTTATAGCCGTCTTACCAAAACCGGTTGGTGCTCTGATTATAAAACTTTCTTCTGCTGCCAAAAGATCCGAAGCTTCTGCTACTACCCTGGCTTGCTCCTTATTCCTGGGTTTGAAATGTAGTTTAAAATCAACTATCGTACCAAGATTCCTACGATCTTCTCCCAAAGGGCAGCAGGCTCTAGGTAACCAAATCCAGGATTTGCCACCAACTGTCTTATGTATCTTAAACAGTTCCACTTCATCATCATAAGTGGACAACACTGTAAACTTCTTTGCCAGTTGCTCATTGTACTCATACACTGCACCTGCATGAGTCATAACAGGAATTTCATTATATTTTCGCAGCATTCTGATCCCTTGCACTTAAGTGCGCCCCCATAACAGGGGGCACACGGTTAGGCCTTACAAATCCTCGTCATAAGAGGCTGAATCACTGGCTTCTTCACCACCAACAGGAGTAGAGCCAAAGCCCAGTTCCCGCAACTTATCGGCAGGCATGTACGTGATCTCCTCCCCATAGTTTGCGATACCGTCTTTGGCCTCAGGGTACAGCTTTTTGAGTTCAGCAAAGCTTCTCTTCTCCGTGAAATCAAAAACGCTACCGCACCCAGGAGACTTATCCCCGGTACGCATCACATCAAAGGTGGCCCCTGCCAGCCCTCCACGTTTGGCAGCAATCATCTGCAACTGCTTAATGGTCTGACGCTTAGGAACAAACAATCTACGCACGTCCTTCTTATGCTCACCACTATTCGTGGTAAATTCCGTATGGTCGATTACAGTCAACGCCCCTACCAGAGAACGATTATTGCCTCCCTCACAAATAGGACAGGGCTCTTCTTCCGCAGTGCACACAAACCAGTTGGTCCACCGGCCATTCATGAAGACTTGGTGCTCGTAGTACATGAGCATATCCAGGACACCATCATCGTCCAAATGCCCATCAAGAAAAGTGATTGAAGTCTGATTGCCTTCTGGCATCCAGAACCGCCACAACTTGCCCTGCTCTTCTTTCCGCTTCTGTTCTGCTGCGTCTTCCTTGTGCATCGTATCTTTGGCAGACTTGCCAGTTTTCATCCATGAGGGTTTATCTTTTTTCGTCTTGTTTACAGCCATTGGTATCTCCTAGAGAATACATTATTTGTCCATCTGGACATTAATACTTTAACAAATGTATAGACGTTTGTCAAATATTTAAGTCCAACATCTCAGCGAATCTTTCTGGCGGGGTCGCCCCCAAATCCCCGTACACAGTGTCTGGAATCAGGTTCAGCAGCGGCACCTTGTTTTTCATGGACCACTTGGTAATTTCCTTTCTGGCATTGTCTCCACCGGTACCCAGATCGTACATGGTGATCAGCATAGGGGCATCTTTCAGCCTATCAAGTTTCTTGTACGTCACAGCTGAGGTGTTTGAAGCCAACATCTGCTTGGTGGTCAGATACCCACGGGCATAGTCCATAGGTCCTTCTGTCAGAATCACAGGGTCGTCCCAGGACACCTTGTCTTCCCCAATCCAATGGTGAGGGTTCCAACCCCCTTGGTACTTGTACGTCAGATACCTTAAGTCAGACAGCCCAGTTACATCCCTACCGTAAAACCCAACCAACCGGCCGCACCTGTCCCTGGACGGCAGACAGATCCTCTGCTTATCAGAGTCATACCTAAACTCCAATTCATGTGCTATACCCTGTGGAATCCCACGTTCTTTCAGATACGGATGCATGTGGCCGGGTAGGAAGCTTTTTACCCATACTTCTGGGAATAGGGTAAGGGTGGGTTTCTTGGTCTCCATATCATCAAAGTCATCAACTAAGGCATCCTCCCCGTCTTCCAAAGACAACTCCACCGCCGCCTTCCAATCTGCATCGGCCGGGACTTCGTTTTTCTTGTACAGCCTGCGAAGGTCCATAACCAACTCAAACATAGACCCATGAGACCGGCAGCTGTAACAGGCATGGTGGCTTTCCCCGTTCTCGGCAATACTTACGGCCCAGCTGGGATGATTATCTGTCCCATTGTTGTGCCGGAACGGGGCAAACGGGCAGCTGGCTTGCATCCAGTCACCTACCCGACTCCCCTTTATCCCCAACGCCCCCAACAACAGCTGGATCTTTTGTTTATCCATTCTTATCCAGGGCCTTCAATGGACGCTTACCTACATACGTGGTATTCAATACCAGCTCCAGCTGATTCGGGTTCAAATACTTGTCCAAATCAGTAAGCTTGAACGCCATCAATTCAAAAGCTAAGTCTGGTTGGATACCGTTCAGCAGTTTAAAGATGGCTACGTTGTCTTCTACAGTGCGCTTCTTGGGTATCTTGCCCACTTCAATAGAGCTACTTGTTTCATCGCTATCAACTACCAGAGTCTGTTCTGGTTCCATATCAAGCGCAGCTACATGCTCCTGGAATGGGGTCTCCAACTTCTTCAGATTCGCATTCAGAACCTTCAGATTAGCCTTGGACAGCGCCACCTTATCCAGTGCAAACACTAGGTCTGGAACCATTGCCTGCAGGTCATGCATAAGCGCATCTTTTACAGAGTGAGTAACATTCTTCTGCTCTGTGGTTTCTTTCTTAATAATCGTTACAGCCATTTCTTTCTCCTGGGATTAATCCATGATTTTAACAGCGCGGGTGACAGTCACCAGCACCGGTATCAAATTGTAGGCAGACATAACCCTGTTCGGAATACGCCCCACATAAGCCTGATGTATATCATCCACCATACGATAAGAGTCCTGCGTTTTAACATGGGTCCTGGTCTGATCCACCGTCAACCATTGCCCCGTTGACCTACTCCTCCAAGCATTCATATCCCCTCCTGCACTCAAGTGCAATAACTAAACTTTCAGGCCCATGGTCTTGGCAGCTTTCTTCCACTGCTCATGTAGACCGTAATTTTTGGCACATACCGGGCCGATCCCCATGGCTACTGAATTGTCAGAGGTAAGGCCTGATCCGCAGCAGCTGCAGTTTCCAGTGATGGAACCATACTCGCTGAGGGTCTTCATAGGATCTTCTGCTAAAGCGTGTAGCAGGCTCCGTAGGCCAGCAGCTACCTTGTCATCCATGTTCTGTGGTTGGGTCCAACTACCATCTTCACCGATCCAACCAAAAAACCTGTTGTCGCCAAAGGGTCCACCATCTGTCATATGGATGGTACCAGGACGCTTGGAGTTCTTGCCACTCATACCAAACACTACCGGCAGGTACTCAGGCTCTGAGTCTTCAAACAACGGGGTGTAACTGGGGTCTGCAATCTGCAGGCGCATCTTAGGCCATTTCAGATTTTCTTTGGCCTTGTGCATCAACTCGTACACCTTGGAGAATTTTCCAACCTGTACGGCCTCTGGTGGGGCAGGCGGAGAGATCACTTCTCTCAACAGCTTCTCTACCCAATACCACTGCTTTTCAGACAGTGAGCCCTTCTTCTTGAACTGGTCTGCCATGGACTTTGCAAAGCCCTGATTCTTTCCAGGCATCGAAGGGATCATCGTTACAAACTCTTCAACTAATTGTGCGTTATGTGTAGTCATCATCTGCTCCTAGCTTTTGATCCTAGTAACCACCGGTCAATTCAATAGTGGTGGTATCTTCATTGGTCGTGGCTGTAAATGTCAGGCCCTTCATTACTAATTGGGCAATAACATCACCAATCTTGTCATTTGGGATTGTCAGAATCATGTTAGGCATCGTCTGCTCCTAGCTTGTGATGGAATAAATATGTAACTTACAATAACTATAGCAAATGTACTACGTTTGTCAAATATTATTTACATGAAAAAAGGCCTCTGGAGGGGATCAGCTCCAGAAGCCTTAAGGTGCTGTTTTTTTAAAACAGGAGGGAAGATCAACACCTAGCTACAAGTATACACAACTAACCACAACTGTCCACCTTTTTGCTGCTCATTGGAGTCTATTGGGGTTCATTGGAGTCTATTGGAGTCCAATGGGGTACATTACAGGAACGACAGATTAGACTGCATATCCTCCGGCAGGATCTCTGAAAAGTCCATGGTCTTGAAACACCAGTTCATGAAAAACTCCCCGCGCTCACCATTCCTGCCCTTCATAATCGTCATCTTTCTTTTGACCTCAGTCTGAATGGACTCATTATCCAGCAGGGCCAACACCAATGTACTTATCTGCCCTATAGCATCCGACAAACCAATGTCCTCCAGCCCTATATCGTCAGCTGCTTTCTTGGCCTTCTTAGCCGCCTCCCGGTTGAACTGATAAGACAGCACACTTACGGTTCCGAGGTTGGTGGCTATGTCTCTCTTTATCTCCTCCACCGTATTGGTCACCTTATCCCACTTACTGTGATAACCGATTGAAGGGCTCAACATATACGCCCCATCCACAAACACAACATCGGGCTTAAGCTGGGCACATAAAATTTTCAGATCATCCACTGTAGCTGTCAGATTCCCATCCACTATCCAACAGGGCTTGTCATGTCCCTTAATGGCCTTCATCTCATTGAACACCTTGTTCTTGGTCTTGGTCGTCAGCTCAGCAGATTTCAAGGCAGTGAGACCGGTATGGGTATGCATGGCTGTCATGCGCTGCATAATGATCTTGGGGATCATCTCCATGGATAGCAGCAAAGCTGTCTTGCCTTCGTTCCACCATGCGTGGTGCATGGAGTGCAGTATGCTCCAGGTCTTACCCAACCCAGGCCTGCCTATGTAAGACACCACGTCTCCCGGCACCAGCCCCCCTGACATGACATCTATCGTATCCCACCCCAGTGTGATGCTGTTCTCATGCCCACCCTTAGAGGCTTCCACATAGGCTGCCTTGATTACACTATAGGCATCCCGAAAATCGAACAGATCCCGTTCATGCTCAATGAACTTAAGTGCAAGCATGGCCTCCGATAACAGATCCATCGGGGCCAACATGTTGTCCGTAGGATTAAGCACCTGCATCTCTGCCCGCGCCTGCTTCATAGCCGTGTTCATGGTCCGATAAAAATATCGGTTCTTCAGCTGGTCAATGTAATACTCCGCAGGCTCAGACACCACCACCGGCACAAAGGTATCCACATGCTCCTGGAGAGTCTCCAGGTTTGGAATTACCCCAAACTTGTAAACGTGTTCTGTTAAATAATTCAGTGCGTCTTTTTCATCCTCCTGTAAAAACTCTTCTTTGATACCTAAATGGTGCAACTGGTTGATATCCCCCTTAAGAATGGAAGACACCAATGCTCGTCCAGGACTTACTGGCATAACGATCCCCTTATTGTTATTCAGTGACTACGTAATGCGTAGATATATGATTTGTCAGCACTTTTCCATACTTGGCTGCACATGCCGCCATGTTGGAAACATGAAGAATGGTCTGCTTGTCCCCCGAAAACCTGGACATCAACCACCCTACGATCATAGCTATCTGCCAACCCGGAATGCCCCCGCCGGAACCCTCGTCCAAGAAGAAGTTCGGGATCAATACCACAGTCTCTTCTGGTGGATCATCGTTCTTCAACAGAACAATCAACTCCTGTAGAGTCAACATCTTGGCTCCGATCATGTTTCTGGTAACTGCCCCGCCAATAGCCATCATCCGGTCTTCCATTCCCGGTACACTACCGACATACACCATTCCCGCGATTCCTTCATCGGGCCAAAACTGGAGCCTGCGAACATAGTTGATCTCATGCTCCCCGCAATAATCACTCAGCTTGGTCTGATAAATGAAATACTCAGGAATACTGGCCTGCCGAGCGTACTGTGTAATGCTCTCAACAAGCCTTAGGTGGTGGTCTACCTGGAGTATCCCCGGCTTATAATACTTGGCGTACTTCTTTTGGTGGAAAGCTATCGCCTTCCGATCTTCTGCTGTGAGTACAGATTGTGCCATCATGGTTTCACCCTCATTCTCCTTACCGTCATTGTAGTCGGTCATATCTTCCTTAGCTATCCTTGGGCTATAGGGCAGCAATAAAATTTTTGTCAAAGTTTTCCAGTGCCTTAGCGGGGCTGGTCCCAAAGCCAGCGACTCCATCCTGTATATTGTCTCCGTACAAGGCGCACCATTGATCTCCGTCAATATACAATTTTGGGCGCATCAATACCGAATACCTGTCATAAGAAGCCGCTGCATTCTGTATGGCATAGCTAGCCATTTCAGCAGCGTGGGATACTGCTTGCAAAGCCATCTGTGAGTGTTCCTGATCCATAATTTACTCCTCATCTGCACTTAAGTGCGCGGTCTTAACCGTGGGTATCGTGCCCCCAAGAGAACCTGCCAGCCCAGCCTTAGGCTTTGGAATAGTCGTTTTGGTGCCGTCAGCATGCATTACATCTGGTTGCGGCCCCTTTTCTGAGGGGCTGTTAAGCCCTGTGCTGCCTTCAAACATGTTCACCGCTACCTCAGCATGCTTAAGCAGGAATCCAACGCTAGGCTTTACAGGGGCCTTATACAGCCCTACATCTGACTTGACCCTCTGGCAATAATCCAACCAATGCACCAAAACATATTCCATAACAGCCTTGGCCTTCTCAAACCCTAGTGTCTTTCCAAAGTGCGTGGCCTTTCCAAGGGTCTCCTGTGTCCATGGGTGCGTGTATTCTTCTATAGAACTGTGCCACACCTTCTGTAACTTGTTCCCTACCGAAGGCGGAACGTAATCGTGCTTCGGGCCTTTGCCTGCCCAAGAGGTGATTATATCCTTTGCCTTTTGTCCTTGGGGTATCTTCATAATCTGCTCCTTCTTCTGCGGGGTTTTCCCCGCTTCACTGTTACTGTTCCCATTATTATTCAATATATTATATTTATATAATATATGGGGGTGTCGTGGTGACACGGGGGGGGTGTCATGTTGACATGGGGTGGGTGTCACAGTGACTTTGGAATTTCTATCTTCTGTGACATGTCCTGCACTTATGTGCACGGTGTACAGACTGGAAACTTGACCGCCCCACTTCCCGGATCGGGGCGTAGTGGTTATAAAGCCCCAGTTTTTTAGCTTCAAAATACCTCTGGCTACAGTGCTTCGACTAAGACCGGTGCTTTTCTGGATATACCTGAATGAAGGCCAGCACTTTCCCGCTTTATCTGCGTGGTGTGCCAAACAGCACAGTACTGACTTTTGAGTGGACGACAGACCAACAGCGGCATACGCCGCCTTTACGTGGGTTACAGACATTTTTTTGATCCCTACACTAAGGGGCCTGCAGGTTTCCCCGCAGACCCTTGAACTACCTATCTAACTGTTTAATGCACATTATCCTTGCCAGGGATAGGAAACTCCAGGACATCTGCTTCCTTCTCCTCCTCAGCATCAGATACACCCAGTTCTTTGCACATATCCTGATACTTTTCAGTGATGGTCTCCTTCCAGTGGGCCAGGATGTCCTCCTTGGGGTACCGGAGTTCAGGGCAGTCCTCACCAAAAAGCATGGGGTTTGCATTCTCTGTTACCTTGTCAAAGAAGTGCCCTTCTTCCAACAATGCCCACAGAGCCTTAGGCCCTTCAACAGCAGACAAAGGAACTACGGTGCCAATAAATACCGAAGCATAGTTGTGCTTCACCTTGGTAAACGTAATGTTGGGGTACACACTCTGGGCCTTACCCCCAACACCGGCAATAGTAGTACCGACCTTTGGGTTCAGGTTCAACACGTTGGAATCCTTACCATCCTCCGCTGCTTTGGGGGAATCATCCAGCTCATGCATTACTGCACGAATGCGGAGCCCTACAGACAGAGTCATAGGAGAATCACGCTCCCACACAGGCTTTAGGCCCAACGCCATACTATTGGCTGCTTGGATAACAACATACTCTGGTTTGCCACCAGTACCATTAATCATTTCAGCGTTTTCGATCATCTTCTTCCCTCCATTAGGAATGTTAGTTAGCTGAATCTATACTGTATCTTTGTTAGCTACGTTTGTCAAATAATAGTTTTTCCATCTAAATGCTCTACTTCATGCTGGGCACAAACTGCTGCCATGCCCCCCAACTTACGTTTGATCGGTTGCCAGTTTTCATCATAGCCCTCCAGGTAGATCCTTTTATATCGTGAGGTTCTGACCTCCAGGCCTGGAAAAGATAGGCATCCTTCCCGCACGTTCTTTTGCCCTCCATACTTTCTGGTGATTACCGGGTTGATAAATGCCTGCCTGAACCCGCTTGCAGAGATTACGATCACCCTTACCATCTCCCCAATCTGGTTAGCGGCAAGGCCCAATCCTTTGTTGTAGTCCATCACCAACCACATGGTATCAATCAGGGACTGAACATTGGTGTTCAAAGGCACTTCGGCAGATACCTGCTTAAGACAGGGAGATCCTGACTTCCTTATTTCAAACATGACTCCTCCTATTGATTCTGAGTCTTGATTATGTCGTAAGCCAATTGTACTAGGTCTGACTGTGGAAAGTGCAACTTCTTCTTGCCGTCAAGATACATGCCCACCACAGACATAGCTTTATCCATGGATACAATAAGATCCGCATTGTCTTCCAGGGAGAACAATATCCGCTCCATAAACATCGGGACGTTCTTTTTCGCCACACCATGAAATGTAATGGTTTCATCCACCCTCCCAGGACGGTACAACTCTGGAGGGAGCACATCAATATTATTGGTGGTCATCAAAGACAGGATCTGCTTCCTGTGGGCCTGCAGCCACCATAGCAGCTGAGACAGCATCCTGGAGGTTGCCCCGCTATCCGAGTCTCCCTGCTGGAACAACTTCTCCACCTCGTCTATCAGAAGTACGCAGGGGGCCTCCTGTTCTATCTGAGCCAATGCATTCTTTAAATTGCCTTCTGCTTCCCCCAACCACTTGTTCATCATACTGGCTATGTCCAGACGATACAGCGGTACATTCCACTCTCTGGCTAAGTATTTGGCTGCTTCTGTCTTGCCTGTTCCTGGGGGTCCTCCAGCCAGCAACCCTCTGGGGGTTAGTCTGGGGTCTGGACTATTCAGAAAGAATTTGCTGTTCTTCTTGGACCACGTTTTAAGCGAGTTATCTGGTATATAGAATGAAGAGTACAGATCCACCTGCTCTATCCCCGGCAACTTGGTGGCGTACAATCTACGGATCTCCATGACAGACCGTGGGGACAGATCCCCCATCATGGTCATAGCCAACCGGCACACCTCCCCGATATCCTTTAGAGTGAGCCCGCCTAAAGTGGGCATTATCTTTTTGATGTCATCATCATTCAGGAGGGACGACAGCATTCTCACCACCAAGACCTTAGGGGTCGGAACCACGCCAGCATCAAAGATCAACGGATGTTCTTCATCCTTGGGCAGATTCACAAATATCAGTACAACATCATGCTTAACTGCCCAGTGGTAATACTTTTCTACCTCTATCTCCACCCCGCCCATCAGAATGTATTTGTACTCTGGGGCCTTCAACGACTTGCCAGGATGTTTTTCTGTGATCCCTATGGTGCCCTCACCACCAACAAAATGTTGCAGGATGTCCTGCATATTAATGGTGTCTCTAGTGTGCACCGCTATAAGTGGCAGCTCTGCAGTCAGAGCCAGTTCAACCATGGACATTGCGTGATCCTCGATTAATTTTTATGTTCTTATCCTAACAAATGGAATAGCGTTTGTCAAATAAATACAAGGAAAGAGTCGGGAATCCGTTAGACCTGTTTTAAGCTTGTGTGTCTTCTTAAGATTCTATAGTAAGGGGGTAGGTAGGGTCAAAAAGATATCTTGTATCGTGTTGGACAGGATATGGCGTTAGAACACAAATTTAAAAAGGGAATATGAGTATAAGGGTGGGTCTTCTAAGTCCCGTTAGAAGCGTTTAAAAAGACCTTTTATATTCTATGTGGGTCTTTATAGAGTGCTGTGTATCCCTGTAAGTACTTCCCCGAACAGAGCGAGGACAGAATACGTTTGTCAAACTTTATAAATCTTTAAAAGGCTTCGGACTAAGTATTGATATAGGTCAATAGAATACTTAGTTCGGCACTTAAGTGCATAAGACTAAATAGGCACTACTTAGTCATTAACTGTCGGGCCTCATCTTTCAACCTATCCTTTCTTACCCGTAGAACCTTTCGTTCTTCACGCAACTCATTCAAAGATTCAGCCATTTGTTCCTGCTGATACATCTTGGGGTCTATCTTTCTCCACCGATAGATATCCTGAATACGGTACCTTAGCTGCTCCAGCCGAAAGTCCACCAGACTGTCCTGGGCATCAATAGCGATTTGGGCCGTTGTTCTTTGAACGTCCTCTGCCCAAGCTACGTTTGAGACGAACCAATAAACGGCTGGTACGACTGCTGCAATAACAGAACCTGCGTACCCTAGCACCTTTGGAGTCAGTAAACTCTTGATCGCCTCTGTATTCATCCGTCACCTGTTTTTTGTTCTTCCAGATATTCATTGATGCAGTCCCCGTAATAATCAATAACAGCATTCTTCTGTTTCAAATGTTTAAGGACAGCAGCCATATTTTTACTTAGATTTTCATAATGCTTTGGTGTGAGGCCCACCCAAACCTGCCCACTCTTATCCTCCACGGATATAGGCACCACAGTAAGCATGTGTATGGGATCTGCAATGGGGGCTCCATTACAGACTAACCGTATGGTGTCACTGGGCTTTACTGTTACTTGCGGATTCGAGATCGTGGAACAACTTAGCAGTGCCATCACGCATACGATTATTAATAAGGCCCGGTTTATCATGTAGCAGTCTCCCAAAATCATGGTTGCCAAACACCTTATCCAATTTTGCAGCAGACTCCCTAGCCAAGGCAAAGGACAGCTCCGCTTCATCCCTGGCTTTTTTGGCTACCTCTAACTGGGTGGTGAGGCTGGTCAGTTCCTGTTCTTTCAGCTGGATGGATATCTGGTATTTGGCATTGGCCTCCTGCGCCTCCACCAAGTTATCCTGAAGGGTCTGAACGTAATAGTAACCGCCCGTTATAGTGGTCACTATAGCCAGAGCTGCTAACCCGTAAAGCAGAAACCGCATGCCTATCACAGTTTTCTCCCTTCGTTGTAGAACTTCACCATCATGCCCATGAGACCAGATACCGGGGTGAGTATGGCGAAGCAGGCCCCTATGGTAGTGGCATCCCAGTTGGCCGCTTCTCCTACCTTGAAACAGAAGTAGTAGGTCTTGAAGGTCAGTACCCAAGCAGCGACCAGAGACATCCTGCGGATTATATGGCTCCTATCCAGCACCAACCAAAACTTTTCAAAAGGTACTGGAGTCTCTTCGTTCATAGCGAAAACATATCATTTTCTGGTGGTGTCCGTTTTGGTTTGGGCCTTGGCTTCTGCTCTGACAGAACATTCACCGGCCGCTCAGTAACCAGATCCTTCCCGGCAATCCAATCCTTAACCTCAAAGCAGGGGCATACCTTAAGCCACTCCTCCTTGGAGATAATACCGTCCCCGTCCAGATCCGGGGAAAAGTCCCTGTGGCCCTTTATATCCTTGGGCCTGATGTTAAACGTCTTGGCATACTGGTCTACAATCTTATCCAGGGTAGCGAACTGCTTCTTGGTAAAATTGTTTACCGCCCTACCCCGTTTATCAAGGCCACCAATGAGGCAGATACCAATACTGTATCTGTTTTGCCCTTTACAGTGGGCTCCAATTTTGTTCAGTGGTCTACCAAGCTCCAGGGTACCATCACGCCGGATTACAATGTGGTAACCAACGTCCGACCACCCTTTACGCTTATGCCACTTGCGTATCTGTGTTACCCCAATATCCTGACTGGGCTTGGTAGCCGAACAGTGAATGATGATCGTGTTAATGTTTCTCATGGTGTTTTCTTAGCCTGTTCTAACTCTACATTCCTTACCCTATTTTGCAGACTGAGAATGGTTACCCCGTTACGAGTAACTGCGTTATCCACAGATGTAAACTTGTCAGAAACCGCCTGCTGCACATACTGGATGTTGTTGTTTACCCCGTCCCACTTACTGTCCATGTACAGCATAAAAATCACCCAGTTACCAGCAATGATAGCTAGGATCAAACCGATCAGCACAGTTGCAGGAAGCTTTATACTACTTTCCACGTCACCACCCATAGTCTTGCTCCTTACTTGGCCGATTATTAGAGTTGGGAACCATTGTAAGGCCTCTACGAGATCAAAGTGCACCCAATGCTTAATGCCCTCAGAAACGGAGGAGCCATCTATTCCAGTAATATGTAATGGTGCCATTATGGTGTGCTCCAAAGATTGTCAAATACTTCAAACTCTGCTATTTCAGATCCCCACTCACCATCACCGTTTACAAGCTTACCCTGAAGCTGCCATTTACCCAGTTCATCAAGGTCATCTGCAACTGTGGTGTACACAGCCTTTCCATCGGTACCGGGGTTATTCAGGATAGTAGCAGACATATTAACAACGGTATCTGCCACTACTTTCAGAAAATAAAAGGTGATCGTCCCGCCTGCCAGCGGCACAGGCTCATCCAGTTCAGTGGTTTCATTCCATTCCACGAACTCAATAATAAACTTGGTCCCTATGTCACCTTTGCGAACTTCTTTTGGACAATTAGACATGCTAGATCTCCACATCCTTCATTCTAGTTCTGGCTACATTCGCCCTAATGTTGCAGGCTCTGGTCACCCCTAAGGATGCGTTTATGGCCCTGACTAATACCATGGTACCCTCCATAGTCCTAACCACCCTACCCAGCATTGTATACGCTCTAGTCACTTTAAGGATAGTAGTATTTGACCTCTTTACCCCTAAATAGTTGGGAACCAAACGAGTTATCTTACCTGTGTGGTCAACGACTTTACGCATCCTTGCGGAAGTAGCTACAGACTTGTTTACCCTTAGCCTAAAATTGACTTCTTCATCAGGCATCTACCGCTCCAACTTAAAGTGTATAGCGCGGGTTACCCGTAAGGTAAACTTAACAACATCATGCCAGTACTCCACTAAGACACCAACCACCGGAGGGAACATTCTTGGAGCAAACATCCTTACTGGGAACATGCGCTTAGGAAACATCTAGCACCACCGTAAGCCTGTTGCCGTCTTCACTTGTAGTCATGGTGATACGGTCTTTGAGATCCGCTACATCCCTAACCTTAATATTCCCGGTATCAGCCCCAGACAGCTTACCAGCCATAGCAGCTAACAATATCCGCATAACCTCCTGATGGTCATACGTACCTTCAATGTTATCCAGTAGGTCATGTACTCTGGTGAGCTTGGTATCCTGGTTTGCATCCAACCCTGAACCTACTGCTACAGTAACACCGTCCACGGGGCTCTCAAGAACAGAGATGTCTCCGGCTGCACCTGTTGCTTTAAGGGGCTGGTCATTAACTCCACCTACAATTTTGGCCCCGAAAACTTTTGTATAGCCTGACCCCTGCCAGAACTGAATCTGCCATGCAGAGTCAAGTACTAAAATAATCTGGGAGAAAATACCGGGGTTTGTAGGGTCTTCGATTTTACCTTCGGGTTTTAGTATATCCTCGTACAAAGCACCTTCAGGGGATGCCATCTGATCTTCAATAAAATCGTGCAAGTCCTGGCCCGATACTTCCGTGGTCGGGCTGGTTACCTGCAAAATCTTATTACCCCAATCAGTGCTTAGTGGCATCTAAGTAGTCCTCCCGTTTTAACTTGTTCTCGTAGTACTCCTCCAACTGTCCGGTAAGGGTATCCACGATCAGGGTATGGTGTTCTATCTCTTCTTCCGCAAGTTTCACCTTATCACTCATATGACGAATATCTATGGCTATCATATTCATAGATTTCTTCATAGCCACATCGTTATACTTACCACCGCCAAGAAGAGATTTGTAATACTTTTTCTTCTTGACTTGGTGAGACACGGCTTCACGGAAAGAGATAAGGCTACCCTTAGCCCTCTGAAGCAAATCCTTATGCTTCTGGAGGTCTTTTTTGAGCACCTTATCCATGCCCTTGATAAACACCAAAGGAGTGTTAGCTTCCATACACAGTGTTCTCAATACGTGTGACAGCAGCCGTACCGCCACCAGTACCGATAGTTACGTCCGAGGTGTACCCTTTGATCTTGGTTGCAGCATCAGAGGTGTTCCTGGCCCGCACCCTAGCGAAGATATCTGCTACATACTCCATGGAAGCAGACGCAGACCCATCAGTTTCCTGATACTCAAAAACGATAGGGAAGTAAACCTGATCTGCGGTATCTACAGATATGGGTACAGCATTCAACTCAATGCTATCCCCAGTGGTCTGCCCAGTGATTGGAGGGTCAATCTGGATAGTATCGTTATCTGTAACCTCAGACACATACGATATTCCATCATGGCCGTTACCGTTATTTATAACGATATCACCAACCTTAGCGTTAGCGAAAACTCCAGTATCTACAATAGTGCTTACGCCAGTACCTGCCTCAGCGGTAGCTACAATATTAGCCAAGGTAACCACACCAGTTGCAGGAACGTAAGATGTGAATCGCATGACATACTCTTTGTTGTTGTCGCTCACATCTACAAGCGCAACAGAGCCGCCATTATCCTTATCTGGTACATCTGCAGCAATGGCACCATCTACGGTAAGAGTGGCACCACCTATAGATTCCCCACCAGTAGCTGAGTACTCATCCTTATCTGTACCAAGACCAGCACCTTCCAGACGGAAACAACTGATCCAGTCATACTGCTTACAGTTCAGGATCTCCATGGTGATCAATGTAGGTCTCTGGCGTGTAGCACCAGTAGCGTCAATCAATGAGAACAGGTTAGCTTCACCTGCTTTATAGCCAGAGAGAACTACCCCACGAGAACCGAAGAAGTTTACACCTGCTAGTGTACCGAATGAGCTTTCCGCTACTGGTACGATAACCTCTACGGTCAGGCCGGAAGCATCAAACTCATTAACACCATCGGTCTCGTAAATTCTCTCACCATCGATGAAAGTACCACGGCTATTACGTAGTAGAGCAGTGTTACTGGAGCCTCCAGGGTTAGCTACGACAGTACCTGTGGCCCCTGAAGTAGCACCAGTCACTACGTTTCCTTCAGGAACTGTACCTGTAATAGTGGCGTAGTTAATAGCGTAATCAAGACCGATCCACTCCTGACCATCCAGACCATCCTGATCGGTAGTACTGCTACGCATGTGGGTGTACTTGTTACTTTCATGCATCTGGGCAAGAGAAGCACCCGCCATGGTAATAGTAATACCATACTCTTCATCAGTACCGTCACCACTGATATCCACCTGAGTATTACCAAAACTATAGGTAGGTAAGGTATTACCATCATACCAAGTGGTAAGAGCTGGACCCTGTGCTGCAGGAGCGGCTACAGTGGTGGCACCAGTACCCGTATCATCATCATTGGATACATCCTCACCACCACTATCAAAGTCGATGATTGGGTCACCTACTAGATAGTAATGAACAACCTGAGTCGATCCAGGAGAATCGATCTGGGTAATAATGCCTCTGGCCCCAGAAGTGTCTCCTGTCATCTCATCACCTACAGTCCAACCAGCAGCGTAGTTACTGCCGTCAAAAGTTACAGACTTGTAACCAGTGGTGTTGTTGATGTCGTTACCAGAAGAAAGACCAGCAGACACGTTACCGCCCGAAGTGGTGTTCATTCGGATAATAGCGTAAGTATGTTTTGAACCATACTGGTTAGCCTTTACTGTCAGGTAACCGCTATCAATGATAGGGAAATCAGCGGTAGTGAAATCCGTGATGGGTATCGCCCGATCCATATGACCATCAGGCCAGAAATCCTGATCAGTTTCGTCTGAACTGGTAACACGAGTACCGTCCTGGAAAACGAATACGTGGGTGTCTGTCTGCAAAGCACCCTGAGAATATGCGTTACCCCACACCATTTCACCAGATACGGCTGCAGCAGTCTGGGGAGCAGTACGAGCGTTACAAGTCAGATCTCCAGAAGAACTATTGAAGTCGTCTGCCAGTGCATTGGTGTCTGGACGAATCCAGAGATAATCTGTAGCTCCGCCAGTGAATGTAATATCCAAGAGAGTACCGTCATCACCGTCTGCGTGAACAATGTCACTGCCAATGTCACCGACCAGGATGTTATTGGAAGCAGCAGTAACCGGGACTACAACAATGCCGGTGTTACCAGTACCATCACCAGGAAGGTCTCGTTTCCACCCAGAGGTCTTAAGAGCACAACCCGTAAAGTTTGCGTAGTCTCCTACGATATGCTCCATGGTTTTCAGATCAATGAACCAAGGGTCAATTTCCCCTGCATCAATTTTACCGATGGTGTATTCCCCGGGGGTTTCAGCAGAGAAGATCAAACCATCATCCTGCTGGGTAGGCAACGTCATCAGATCTTCTGTCGCATCATAGACATCGATCATCTTTTCGACATCAGTTTTGGCGGTAGTGCCGGTCCAGCGAATTTGTTTACGGCGATTTTCATCAAAATAGTAAACTGTGAAATCACCACTTAATACTGTATCTGACATTTTACTCTTCTCCTATTGGATAAACTGATTCTCTTTCAAAGTTACTGTTATTTCAAACCCTGAAGCAGCAATTTGTCCTGTCCCAGACTGTGCAAAATAACGAGGATTATCCGTATCTTCCGACTTCCTCACCTTCCACACAATATCAACAGGTGCACCTCCATAATTATAAAGTTCCGTGGCTACTCCCAGAGCTGTCGAATCTTCATTCATTAACTGAGTATATGGACTGTCTAGTAGACGGATAGAACATTGAGCGTTCTGAATAGCTACTTTTGATTCATCCTGTACATTGATTGTTAATGATTTGTTATTATTAATAACAACTGACCCAGCTCCTGTTTCAGTAACTGTAGGTACAGTCCCACCGTTAACTACATTAATAGTCACCGTACCCGTTGCATGAGTTGTTTCAACATCATTCGTTCCAGATTGATCAAAATATACATTATCAAACTCATATGTACCCGCTGTATCAATCAGAATCGCATGTTTACCGGCATACGACTCAAATCTCATATCTGCTATATCCATAGCTCCCACCGTCATCTTTAAGGCATATGTGCCATTTTGGTTTCTAAATGTAGACCCATCTATATCAACACCAGTATCAGCAAAAACCACTGAATCTACATCATCAAAAACTGCTGGACCTGTAATGCTAGACCCTAAAGTGAACTCGCCCATACCTTTAAACGTAGGGTTTGTGAAGGTCACTACTGCACTATCATCCTGATCCCAATCAAAGGGTGATCGAACCTGCCAGATCCAAGTACCGCTGAAATCAGCAGTGTCCGAAGCGTTATTCCTCAGGTTCAAATAAGTTCGAAAGGCTTGGGTTGTAACTCGTACTCTCGGATCTGCACCGTCATTAGCTTTCGGGCTGATGATAGTATTGCCTTCGTCATCGAAAGTTGTAATGGATGAGTTATTACCAATACGGAACGGCATATCAATGAAGATAACCGCCCCGATCTTTCTAACCCAGTTTCCATACTTATCTGTATAGTCCGATCCCTGAATAGCAGTAACAGCATCTAGGGCCTTGGCTCCTGACCCACTGAATGTCGGTGTGTTAGAAGACGCCTTGGTTGTATCAATAATGTACAGCTTGCCTTGGTAATTCCAATTGGTGGAAGTCCCAGCCAAATTAAACCGGGTGGTCATGATACCAATACTGGTGACATTCGTATTATCAAAGCTGCCGTTGGATGCGTCATGCGTGGCATCGTTCAGGTCCAAGACCAACGGGTATTGCCCAGAGATAGAAGCGGCATAGGGAGTGTCATTACCCCCCACATAAAAATCCCGGTACACAGTTGGTGGTGATCCTGTCCCGGAATAAAGGCGAAGTATTAATCCGCCATTACTTACCGAATCAATCTGTATTCTGTTTGGTGCATTACATTGAGTGTGCCATAGCATTAACTTAGTATCACTTGACACATCATAAGCAGGGGATTGCCCGTTCTCAAACTCTTTGGCATACCCCTTGGTTGAACCAGCCAAATTGTTATCAAACTCGGTTGCACTATCCGCCAAGGGCAGACTGCCGTTTGCTTTCACACCAGTATTGGTTGGAGAATTGATATCTGCCAACCACTTAGGGTCCGTGGCACCACGAGTTATGGCGCAAGCGTCTTTAACTGTAGGGAGCGCGAAAGTCATGCGGCTAACCTCAATAAGTGATCGCCATGCGGATTCTTGAATGTACTACCATCCAAATCGACTGAGTTATCATTACAATAAACCACCCCACAATCGTCAAACGTAGCAGTGCCAGTGATGCTAGACCCCACATCAAATTGACCTGTTCGTTTGAAAGTTGCACCATTAAAAGTAACCACCGCATTATCGTCTTGGTCAAAATCCCATGGCGGATAACTATTACCCGCATCATAAGACCCACTGAATGTCGCAGTGTCAGCCACGTTGTTTCTTAGGTTTAAATATACCCGAAAGGCTTGATCCGTTAAACGTACTCTAGGATCAGCGGGATCGTCTGAGTCCTGCCAGAATACTGAAGCACCATTATCATTAAACGTGGTGGCCGTTGAATTATCACCAATCTCAATGGGGCAAGCTAGGGAAAAGACATTCCCTTCCCGTAACAACCACCCGTGAGTAATTTTGGTATTATACGCGGTTCCTAATGCTGTGATGACATCGTCCCAATCACTACCTGCCCCAGTGAACCGGGGGATGTTGGTAGCGTTCTTGGTCGTATCAAACACGAACATGCGCTGTAGAAATATCTGGGTCGTGGTACCGCCCATGGTTGTATATGAAGTGGTGCCTATACCTAAACACTCAACATCCGTGTTGTCGTAGGTCCCAACGGTTGCTTCTTGCGTTGTGTTGTTCATGTCTATGACAAGGTGATTCGGAAACTCCCTGGCCTTGCCCATGGCCACATCCTGCCCACCAACTTGGAAAGTTCTGTAGTTAGTGGGGGGTGACGCAGAACCACTACCTAACCGGACCACAATACCATTGTTGGCCGCTGTCTCCATCTCCAATCTGTTAGGCGCATTAAACTGGAACGTGAATATACAAACCTTGGTATCAGTAGACACATCGTATCCGCCAGATGCCAAGAACTCCCAATATACGCCTCGAAACCCATTAGTCGTAGTATTAACAAAGCCAGTAGCGGCAGAACCTGTCAAAGGGAGGGAGCCGTTGGTTTTAGTGTTGCGAGTATTGAATGTCCCTTCAGTAAAAGCTCCACGGGCACGAGCGTCAACGTCCCAGTCGGTTTGCATCAGATGAACAGCAGCAGGGATAGTAAAACTCATGTTGGTGGAGTCTCCCTCTTAGCTATCTCATCCGGGATGAATAACCCCTGTTCAGACCACTCTTCGTATTCTTCATCCGTGGGAATATAGATCCACGAAGTCTGATCTACTAAATCTTGAAGAGCTTCAAATGTTTGCTCCCCAGTAACCTCATTTGTGATCATTTGAGCAACTACCATATCACCTTGGATTGACTTATACTCACGAATAGATAAATCACCATCTATACGATTCTGTTGGATATAATCTTGGCGATGTGAGCGATAGCCTCCTTCAATAAACTGCTTCCATTGATATAAAGTGATGGGTACCATTGACCACCCCTAAGTAAAATAACTAAACGTAATATACAGGTAAACTTGCTACTGAAGCTGTCTTACCAAGTATCTCATCCCCGCGCAACATCAAAGTGTCCCCACGTTGATAAGCCCCTGTGTTCCTTATAACCTTGGGGCCTGCACTGGTACTAACTGTAACCGTGTTCTCCGCTACCAGCACAACAACACCTGACTTTGGGGTTGGTGAGCTTAAAACCTTCAACAAATCAGATAGTTCGCTCAATTTACATCCCCGGGCTTCACAATATCCAAAACTGCCAGTAGCATAGTTCCGCTGGTACTAAATCTTACTCCCTCTACTTTCCCAGGCCAAGACGCACCTTGAATAGCATCGTGTACATTTACCAAAATACCCGGTTTCAGTCCTGACCTGTAAAGGATGGATACCTGGAGGGGTTGGAGGTCTGAATGGTCGTCTATCTCCATCTGGCCCCTAGCCAGAGCTGCCGGGATGGAAGTAATCAACGAGTCCTGGATATCCTGCCCCTGCTTATCTGCAGGTAATCTGGCTACCATAACGTCTATCATACTGTCTCCCCAGCGATGTATATCAGAACATCATATTCATCCTCTCCCGGTATCTTGGTATTCGTCAGCTTGTACTGCTTAAAAGTCGTGGTGTACGTGATCTTTGCTACACCTACACCGTCAGCCGGAATGGTCAGTTTCCTGTCATTAACCTGAGATACCGCCCCTAGATTATTCCCCATCCAGGTATACGTGAAGTTTCCGGCAATGGGATACTGGGGGGCCACTTCCTTGGTATTAGTGAACTTTATGAACTCAGTGATAGCCCTTGAGCCGTTGTTTAAGCTGATAATACTCCCAAGGGATGGGGTTATGATGGTAGCCGCATCGTTGATGTTAGAACTCCTGTACAGCAGGAATCCAAGGTTATCTCCCGGAGAAAAGCTGGTATCTCCATTGTTCAGCCCACCTTCACCGGCAGTACGACTATCAAACTCCGCCTTATAGATAGAAGCATCTGCTACAGAATCAGAGGTCAGGGAGACTACTAGACTTGTGGTTACAGCGGCCATTATGCATCCTCCAACACAAACTGAGCATCAGTGTCTGCAGGCTGAGTGGCTGTGTAATCTATAGATTTCGTCTGGTACGTTATCTTAGCCAAACCATAATCCTCTGGGTTACTTGTGGTCACCTTGCTGGTGTACGGGTCGAAAGTCAGCCCGGTCAATGCCAAAGACTCCCAATCTACCAGCGTGATACTTGTAGCAGGGTACTTCAAATTACCAACACCTGCTACGAATTCTACCAGCTCTTCTTCCACTACCCGAGTAACTTCACCAACGTAGGCCAGAGATATACGAGAATCCCAGGTATGCTTCAGGGTTACATTCGTCCTCCATGGGGTCGGGTAACACCTGATAGTACAGGGAGCAAACTTGTTATCTGGATCAGGAACATGCTCCAGCTTATCCTGGTATACAGAGTCCCCATCCTTCACCCGGTAGACATTATAACTCTCTACCATATGGAATCCTTCAGATACTGACAAATTGTCATCTATGTCCGTCAAAACCATGTCAGGGGTAGCAGTACTGAAGTCTGGAACCGTCACAGGGTACTTCGGCCGTATATTGATCGTTCCGTTCAAGTTCGACTCAATAACACCACCTACGGCCTCTACAACCCGCTGGGCAGCCGTAATTGCCGACCCGTTGGACACCGCCATGCGATATGCAGGAATAAACCAGTCTACAATGCCCCACGTTACTGATTCACCAAGGAGATCCTCCACAATGGCCTTGGCAGACATAATGGAGGTGTACGATTTGGTTATCGTCTGTGCATGCGGTGGGGCCTTCAGAACAATAGGACTGGCTCCACGCAGCCTCATGGTTACTTCTGCTGGATCTGATCTATTCAACTCCTTACTCTCCACAACCATGGTGTACTGGTCTGCAGCCAGCTGCACTATGATGGTGTCCCTTCTGGTAATAGTCTTGTAGTCCTTTACATCCACAAGGGCAGCTTCAAACTCCCACGCTACACCGCTCTCAGAACTGGACAGTGTGAGGGAGTCTATTTCTATCTCCACCCCATTATGGATAAGCTTTCTGATCGGAGCTGCAGCATAATCAGTATCCGACATCATGCTCCAAATACTGGTCAGGTCCGAAAGCACCCTATTAAAGTCATCTATCCTATATGGAGCATCATGCTGCTTCACTACCGTATCTGTGGCAGTGTATGCACTTAAGTGCTGCACTTGCACTCGGCCTAGTCCCACATAAGGGGCGTTGTGCTGAACCACTACATTACCTATACTCCAAAGGGCCGCATGGTCTGTGGTTACAAAGTTGTACTGCTGGATAGCATATTTAGAGTCATGCTGGGTAATCACACGTACCATTTCCCCGTAAGGGGCATCCAACTGCCTTGCTACCCTGTAAGTGATAGGAGCAACATGCTGCTGGGTAGCCCTAGAGCCAAAAGGAGCCTCATGTTGATTTGCCACCCTGAGCCCATACGGTGAATCATGTTGTACCAGAACCTCCGTATAAGCATCCTGCTCATACTTATTACTCAGAGTGCTTACAGAGTATGCCGCCATCTGGTATTTGTTGTTTAAGGATATCTCTTGCATACCGTCTGCTCCCGCCTGTAGTACTCCGCCAAATATAAAGGTGATGTAGGCATACTTGGTACCAGCCGGATTGCCTGTAGGTCCATCCAGACTAGCGTTTTCCCAATTATACTCAATGCCTATCCAAAAATGTTCGTATTTATTGCTGGGGTCTGGGCTGTTATCTTCCTTGTAGTCATCCAGCATATATTCCAATGATGTAGGCTGTGCTGCAAACCATGCAACTAAATCTGCTGGGGTTGGTATGGAATCCATAGCCCAAACTGCTGCCAGAGCACCTATCTTCCACACCCCTTCTGGTACCATGTTACTGTAATCCTCCAGGGTCCTAAAGCCTTCATCAAAGGATGGGCTCTCTGTGGCAAAAATACTGTGCTTAGCCATTTGATGTGACATATCCCAAGCAATATCTGATCCTGGGATACCTGAAACATTTGAGTAGCGTAATAACGGGGGCAGATCCTCTGCTACCCTTAAAGCATTTATCTCACTTAAACAATCTGCGTAATAGTCAACACCAGTATGGGCTAATCTGAAATTTAACTCATTAATCTGAGCAGTGGCTACATATGCATCAAGCTCCCACACCATATTCAGATCAGAACTATACACCACCGGTTCTGGTGTGCCCTGCCCATACTTATGGTTCAGCTCTCCATGACCATATTCAGCATCGTCCATCAGGACGTACTTAAAGGTCATACCCCCAACCAGAACTGCTCCCTGAGACCAGCTAAAGTTCAGATTGGCCTGAATGTCCGGTCCTGGGTAATTAACTCCAGGCTGGTTTATAGGACCAGTGTTTAATGTCGTACCGTTGATCCCGGAGCTACCCGCACCATATATGCCGGTTACGTTATAACCTATAGGTATCCCGGTGGTTACATACTCAGAAACTACAGGGGTGATGTCTACCAGTACATCATCGGTATAATCTATCGGACCTTCTTTAATCTCCGTAGTTACCGTGATCCCGTTATCTACCTTACCGAACTTCTTAAGGAACGGCAGGTGGCCTGCTACACCCAGAGCAGTATCTTTCTGGGTGGTTATCGAAGCATTACCGGTGAGACTCAAATGCCCAGATACACCTTGAGCAATATTGTCTATCTTGGCAGTAGCAGTTTTCCCAGTTAAGGATAAATGCCCAGCAACCCCCTGCGCCCAGTGGTAAGGAATAGTCTTAGCGGTAGCATCTTTCCCCGTTAAAGACAGATGCCCAGCTACACCTAAACTGGTGGTAGGTGTATTGACTTGTGCTGCTTTTCCTGTGAGAGTTAAATGCCCTGCGACACCTTCAACAGTATTTGACCCTGTGGTTTTTGAAGCATTGCCGGTAAAGTCAAGATGTCCTGCAACACCTAATGCAATGTTGTCTATTTTGGCAGTAGCTACTTTACCTGTAAGCGTAAGATGCCCTGCCACCCCTGCTGCTATATTAGGTATACCTGCTTCTGAAGCGTTGCCTGTTAAGGCAAGATGACCTGCTACGCCTTGGGCAGTGGTTGGGGTGGATACCTCAGAAGCCTTACCTGTAAACGAGAAGTGCCCAGCAACGCCTGTGGCAATGTTACCAGTAACGATAGATATGGGGTTTTTGGCTAACCCGTAAGGGGATAGACCATACGGACGGGGGGCTTTCTGCCCTGAGTGGTCGGTAGCAGTTCCCTGCACTCCTTTGGGCAGTCCATACGGTGATAACCCAAAAGAACGGAAAGACATTAGTGCCTACCTCTAAATACTAAGAACCTGATACTAGTTTATACAGCTCTAATCTTTCTATGCTAGTCAAAGCCCTATTGAATATTGCTATATCATCTATGGTTCCGTTAATGCCACCATCCCCTACAGAACTACGATTACCGAATTGTATATTATTTATTGCTCCTGGGTCTCCCTCCCAACTACCCTGAAGTTTATTATCATAATATATAGATATGACGCCTGAAGATCTAACCATCATAATATGATACGTGGTGCTTGCAGAAAAAGTAGCGCAGGTAATCTTGGTAGCATTATTAGCCAGGAATCTAGTAGCACCGGCAGCATCCATCCACATCAAGAAATCATTAGTACTCCCTTGAGAAAAGAATGAAGTGGCGGCAGCAACAGAAGCCAGATTTACACTCATAACAATACTAAAATCATTATCAGTATCTACATGATACCCAGTAGACAAATAATTAGTAGCAGTACCGTTAGTAGTTAAAGCTGTATCTGAATCCCCAAATACTAAACCTGTGGCCCCTAAAGTAACTGTACCGTTGTAGGTACCGTTTTGGTTCCCCATTACATCATGTGCAACGGTCCCTGCAGATTCCCCTAACCTTAGATATACTGCAGGACGCTTTCGATAAATAGTATATCCATAACCAGAATTATTATATTTACCTTGCCAATGTAACTCTCTAATCACAGAAGCAGATACAGCATAATCAAACAAAGCAACTTCATCAATCACACCATCAAAATCCTTGGTGTTGTCTTGCCTTATTCTTCCGATCTCTAATGCCTGTGCATTAGCATTAACGGAACCTGTCAAAGATTTAGTGTTCTCTTCCATAGCATCAACATAAAGGTACATATCAGAACCGTCATAAGTACCTACAATAAAATAAGTAGTTCCTATAACTACCGTAAGTCCTGCAGCAATCGAATTACCACCACCCTCGTTAATATTGAAATAAAAATCTGAGTTGTATAATTGTAGTTCCCATGCTGACGTAGAACCTTTACCTACAATACCGAATGAGCCTGTCACACTGTCCGGTTTAACCACAGCCATTATAGTGAAAGCAGAGAATCCATCTAAATCTACATGGTCTGCAATACTTACATACTCGTTAGAACTATTATCAAAAGATACGGCAGTATCTAAGTCCCCAACCAAAGTTCCTGAAGCCCCTAAAGTAGGGGTGTTCGTGTAGGTACCGTCATGTTTGAGTGTCTCATCTCTAGCTGCCGTCCCTGAAGATTCTCCTAACCTCCAGTATGCAACAGGATCTATATTTAATATCTCATACGCATACCCAGCATTACTGTATTTACCAAGTAGGTATGCATGTTTAATTTCTGTTGCGGTGAGGGCCGAAGTAAATACAGCCATTTCATCTATAGTGCCTTCTACTTTATACAGGCCGGAAGAAACATTGGCACCTATACCAAACATGTCTGTATCAGACCCTGTAAAAGTTTCTGCAGAAGAATCAGAATTATCTAATTGACCGTTGATATATATTTTTCTACTTGACCCATCTTCTACATAAACAACAAAGTAAAGTCTTCCTGTAGTAGCTACATGATTTGAATCTAACTCTGAACCTGAAGGCGGGTATTTATCTGATCGAAAAACACCTGTACTTCTTAACTGGAAACCAACATTGGAATCCCCGTTGCTATCCCTGCGTTGGTCATAGATAATAGCTGCTGCTGCAGGGAGTACATCTATTTCTATCCAAAAAGTTATAGAATAAACACTTACATCATCTGCGCCTAGAGGCGGTGTAGCTGTAGCTTCAAAATACTCTGTGCTACCATCAAAAGTTATAGCTTTATTTACGTCATTAAAGAGCAAGCCAGTTTCTTCATAAACAGGAGTACCGTTGGCGGTAAGATCATAGCTGTTTACAGAATCAGACAGACCTCCTGATGCTTCGTCCATTCTCCAGTATGCTTCTGGGCTTAAATCTAAAATAGTCTGTTCATAATTTAGGGTACCGTACTTACCTAACAGGTACTGACTTCTAACTTCGTAAGCAGTTAGTTCCTTACTAAGCACAACAAATTCATCTATTGTTGCATCGCAATCTATATAGTTAGCGTTAGCTGCATCATCAGCAAGAATAGTTTGGTTAGTTACTGACCCATAGGCACTTGTGGTGGTTATCGTTATCTCTTCCCCGTCTACATATAGAGCATAATTACCTAAAGTAGTACTACCTTGGCCGTTATAAGTAACAACCATATGGTAAAGGGTATCAATTACGAAAGAACTATCTGGGTCAGCATCCCCTTTAGCCCAATTCGCCGTGGCCCCCAGACATATCTCGGCATACCCAGGATACCCGTTGCTGAGAAATATCAAATAAGGTTCTGTTGCATCTGATTCCACTTGTACTAATGCTATAAACTTAGTGCCAGTATAAGTGTTTAAAGAAAACCAAAAACTTATAGTAAATGGTTGGTCTGTCTTAACTATTTCATTTCCCGTACTTACAGATATATAATCCCCTGTAGCATCGCCAAAAGTTACAGCCTTATCGCTTTCTCCCGATATTAATGCAGGCACCCCCAAAGTGTTTACCCCTCCGTAGGTCCCGTCAAAAGTTCTTATCTCATCTCGGGCGATAGTAGAAACGTCTGGGTAATCCCCCAACCTCCAATACACACTAGGTATTGATGACATTGTTTGATATGCATACCCAAAGTAACCTGTAACACCAACGCTGTAGTGCTTTTTAATCTTCTCGTGGGTAAGCGCATAATCAAAAACAGCTACTTCATCAATGGAGCCATCCCAAGGAAAGTTAGTGCCGTTACGTGCCCCAATTTGAAAATTTATACTGTTAATCGTAGTAGTAGATAGTCCGTTATCTCCTATAGTAGTATCTACAAGAACACCATCAATATAAAAATATGCGCCCTTAGCATCCGAACTACCATCATAGGTAAGCACACAATGATGCCACTCGCCATCGTTATACGTATTATCCGTTTTTATATCTAGTTGGTTAGCACCTGTATTATCACTCCTAAGTTTAAAATACAAAGTATCATCAGTACTAGATTGATATATAGCATAACCCCTGTACGTGCCACTACTAAGATTTTTACTAATCAACATCTGAGTTGTGCCAGTAGTTGATGTTTTAAACCAACATGCTATAGAAAAAGAATCTGTTCTTTCAAAATCAAGAACATCACCCATGGTGATATATTCATCAGAAGCCTCGTCAAAGACTACCGAAGTGCTGGCATCTTCAAAAAGGGCTCCTCCTGCTGCCAGTGTCGGGGTATTAGTGTATGTACCGTTATAGGTACCCGTCTGGTCAAATGCCACAGTTCCAGTGGTTTCCCCCAACCTCCAATACGCTACCGGGAGATCTGACTTAATAACAGCATCGTAGGTTGTAGGTACACGCCCCTCACTACCCACTAGATAATGGTGATATACCTGTGATGCGTCTAGGGTATAACCATAAATTGCAACCTCATCCAACAAGCCTCTGAACTTAGATCCTGCATTAAAAGCACCTACATTAAGATCCGTACTGTTACTCATATCCCCTGTCAAAGTATCATAAGTAGCAGTGCATTCTGCAACATGCCCATCTACATATAGAAGTAAACCAGAAGCATCCGAACTACCGTCATACGTAACTACACAATGATGCCAATTGCCATCATTAAAGGTTTTAACAGAAACTTTACGTATTTCATTAGTAGTGGTAGTAACTCTTATATACTGATATATCGTACCAGAAGATATTTGTATCAAATAACCTTTAGTATCAAATTTACCTATAATACCTTGGCTACTACTACTACTTGTTTTAAACCATGCCTCTAAACTGAAACGATCACTAGAAGCAAAGTCTAAAACATCTCCCATATCTATGTGGCCTGCTGCTGCACCAAAATCTGCCGCAGTATCTACGTCATTAGCAAGAGCACCTGCATTATTTACTATGATAGTGCCTGTGTAAGTGCCAGGATAGGGACCTATACTATCTACAGCAACAGTCCCACTACTCTCCCCCAACCTCCAATAAGCTAATGGGGTATCTGCTTTTATAACATCTTCATATAGGTTAAATAAAAATCCATGTTTACCGAAATAAAAATGTTTCCAGGATTGTGTTGCAGGTAAAGCATAATCATAAACTGCGACTTCATCTATGGAGCCATCCCACGGATAGGATGTACTTTGTCTAGCCCCAATTAAAAGTGGATGACTGCTTAATGTAGTACCCGTTAAATTATTTGCAACAGTAGTCGTAGCTACAGCAACACCATCAACGTAGATCGTGACCCCACCAGCATCTTCAGAGCCATCATAAGTAGCTACACAGTGATGCCAATTATTATCGTTATAAGTAGTATCAGTATCTACAACAATATAATTCGCTACGGCGTTCCCTAAAACAAATTCTAATTCATTACTACTATGTTGATATATAGCGTAACCTAATGTTGTTGTATTATTTTGTTTTGTCACCAGCATCTGGTAACTACCGCTAGTAGAGGTTTTAAACCAGCACTCTAAAGAGAAAGGATCATCTTTATCAAAATCTAAAACATCACCCATGGTGACGTATTCCGAAGAAGCGTCATCAAAAGTTACTGCAGTATCCAAATCATCAATTAAGGCACCTGTAGCGCCTAGTGTGGGGGTGTTTGTATACGTACCATTGTAATTACCTAGAAGATCTTTAGCATTTGTTCCAGCAGATTCTCCTAACCTCCAATATGCAACAGGGTCTGATAATAATACATAGTAGGCGTACTCCTGTACTTCATATTTACCTGCAATATAATGATCTTTTACTTGAGCAGGAGTAAGCACATGGGTATAAACAGCTACTTCATCCATAGAACCATCGAAAGTGTACTGCCCGTCATTTCTACTAGCGATATTAAACGAGTAGGTATTTACGGTAGTACCCCCCAGATCATCTGAGTCGGTAGTTGTAGATACAGATGCTCCATCAACATATATAGTTACGCCACTCGCATTTGTAGAACCGTCATACGTAACTACTAAGTGATGCCAATTGCCATCATTGTAAGTGTTGTCTGTATATACCCCTATATGGTTTCCTGGGGTGGTTTCTGCCAAAGTAAAGTATATTTTATTGCTAGTACCGTGCTGATATATATCGTACCCGTTGTATGGAGAATTATGGGTATTCTTGCTTATTAGGGACATCTGAGTAGAACTTACAGAGGTCTTAAACCAACACTCTATTGAAAGAGGGTCATCATTATCAAAATCTAATACATCCCCCATGCCTATATATTCATCAGAAGCGTCATCAAAAGTAACTGCAGTATCCGAATCCCCTACTAAAACCCCAGCAGCACCAAGAGTAGGTGTATTAACATAGTTACCATCAAAAGTGTTTATCTGGTCTATAGCGTGAGTGGTGGTATCCTCTGCCGTACTAAATCTAGTAGTAGAGTTTCTAGTTGGAGGAGTGAAATCATCCGTATATACAGCCTCTTCTGATATTTTAATATCGGTGAACCAGCAATCTGTTGCAGCAGCGGTGTGTTGTGTTCTAAGCTTCGCAATCTGGTATGTGCCGGATACCGTTGTATTATGTTCGTGCGTACCATTAATATATAAATCAAGGTCTGTGGAGGTTCTTACAGCAGCTACATGAGTCCATGTGTTATTTACAAAACCTAAATTAGCTAACGTATCTACATTGACATAAGATCCACTTTCATTATAAAAATAGAGGTTTCCACTATAGAACTGGAATGCTACGACTACAGTTTCAGCGGTATTTAATATACCGAGAAGTACCTCATTACTGGATATACTTTTAGATTGAATCCAGAACTCAAACGTGTATTCACTAGTAGTTACTGCTGTATCGAGAGTTATGAGATTAGTCGATCCGTTATTATTCTTTACATAATCATCCCCGCTATCATTATATGATGTGAGGAACGTAAAATCATAATTATGGTATGTAGTAGCATCACCCCTTAACCATATAAGAGCTGGACGTATTTGTGTGGCCCCCTCCCCCAACCTCCAATAACCAGCAGGAAGGTCGGATATAACCAAATCATAATAATACTCAGATGATGGTCCTGGTGGCTCGCCCCCGCCAATATTAGATGCTGCAATAACAACCAAACGGTACATCATGAGAAGTCAGCCCCCCCCAAGAATCCATACCAAGTAGTGCCTCCATCATTGGTTATAAACGAAAGTATATCCACCCCCGTAGTCGTCAGGGTAGGTGCTGTACCTCCCGCCCACTCTACGGATGCAGGGAAGGTAAGATTCGTTCCCGCGTTCGTAACAATTACAGTGAACCCCGTAGTGTCGAAGGCATTGGTAAAGGTAAGGGTAATAGCTCCCGTAGCGGTAAGGGAAAACATGTTGCCATTAGCGGTGTTAAACGTCTGTGCTCCTGATACAGAACCTTTAGCTACTTCTGTCTCCCCGTAAGAAGTAAGTACTCCCCCATTCTTATACAATGACGCAATTAAAGCAGCAGTAGGAGTTTGAATAACATGACTACCTGATGCCCAAGATTGATCCGAAGTACCATCCACGCCTTTCGTTACTCCCGTAAGCGTGTACGGGCCTGCCCCTGTCCTACCGGTATAGGTAATGATCTCTAACTTAGTCGGAGTATCTGGATCATCCAGCAATATCAACGTAGCCGTATCCCCACTCGGATCTATGGGGGAATTAAACGGAGATGATGCTGCAACCACAACTACAGTGGTAGCCGCTATGCTGGTAGTAGAGTTGGTCGTAGTATTAACAAAATTAGCTTCAGTAGCCATATTAACCGCCTACGGTGAAGTGCCCATCTGCATTGACCTGGAAGGTGAGGGTTTCCCCATCAGCGGTTACCACATCAGTTCCCCCAGCAGTAACATCAAGAAGGCCAACAGCAATAAGATGTCTAGTAGCGTCTGAACCCGGAGTTTCATAATAGAGTACCCAATAGTGCGCGGTAATCGACCCTCCTGATGCGGTCCATACTGGATCTACCGAATCAAATTTATATTTACCGTTGGGTCCAACCTCTGTGTACGTAACACCTGTAAGAATTTTTCTAGCGTACCCGTTGCCTGTAACTTCGTTGGTAAGATCATCAACAAACTCATCGGCATCCAAATCCGGGGTATAGGTGGATGTGCATAAGAGCATACCGAAAGAGCCTGCATCTAGCTCTATGTGGCCTGCGCCTTGGTGCTTATAGAAGTTTTCGTAATAATCAAAATCACAAGTTGTTGTTGCCATGGCATTGCCTCACGGTAGGACTCTAAGAGTCTTTGTTTTCCAGTTTAGCGGTGTCACCCGCCAACAATTTAAAAAAGTCCTCCCGGTCATGCAGACCAGGAACATGTTCATTATTACTCAGGGCCTTAAGTAATTTCTCCACCAACCCAGTCACTCTACCTATATCCTCCGGTGGCAACTGCTGCATAGCCAGTAACACCCCCATATGTGGCCCACCCCGGGCAGCTACTATCTGTGCCGCTGCATCCAAGGATAGCTTAGTAGCATAGTGCCTCCCCTCAGCTGCTTGCAACCTCTCATATATTGCCTCGGCAGGAGTATCTTCTGTAAACCCCAGTTCTTCCTGGTATTTTACTAGGGCTTTCAAGTGCGCTTCCATTTCTCGTTGACGACCCAACAAAGACCTGGACAGCCGCTCTACCTTTATTCTTTTGAACTTAAGTGCATTCTGTTGATGCCTGATAGCCAAATCCACCATTTTGAATGCTGTGGACAGCCATGCTGCATACCCAATTAATCTGGCCTTGTGTTCTGTGGCCTCCAGATCCAAGTTGGCCTCTGCAAAGTCCTGCTCCAAGCTCCTAAGTGCGTTCTCCGCAGAGTTCAGTTCTATCACCGCCTGCCGGAACCGCCTCTCAGGGGTCAGCTGGGCTCCATCAATCAGATGCTCAATGGCATAGTTGGACTGTGGCTGAGCACAGGCATCCAGGTACTTATCTAGCTGTTCTTTCTTAAGTGTGGGCATAATCTGTTCCGTATCCTACTGTTCCGTGATCCGTAGCGTTCAACCCTGTTTCCGTTGACATGGTATCAGTGTTGTAATTCCAAAGCCTACCACCAAAAGGTATTGCTAATGCACAGTATACCTGTGTGTCGTTAAACCCACCCTTACCATCACTGGTGATTGACCCAATATCATCCTGCCCTGAAGCCGCAGCTTCTACATCCGTGGCAAACGTAAATATCCGATGATCAGAGTTGAATCCCCAGTACCACGCCTTTGTTCCAGAGTTATCGTTACCTACCGCTAGGGCCGAGTAAATGTTCGCCCCAACTGCGGCCACATCCGTAAACACTCCGGTGGCAAATACAAACTTGTCCCACTTGGTAGGGTTGGTGAAGCCTCCAACAATGTAACACTTGGTCCCATCGTCAGACATCAGGGAGTTTCTGGGGTGGTCAAAGTTCTGGGCATTAGACTCAATGGACAGGGACTCCGATGCGCTTAACTTATGGAACTCCAGGCTGGTACTGTCAGTGCCTGAGTTCAGGTACATATCTCCTGTCGATTGGTCATGGGCTCCGCTGGCACTCATATAGTACTGGTCATCAACAATGCTGGACAGGTAGGACATCACCTCAGTAGCCAGTAAAAACTTGGTCACTGATCTTGTGTAGTACCAGGAACTATCCCAATACCTTCCTGCAAAGATGTACAGAGCAGTAGATCTATTAGTTACTACGCCTGTCCCCATCAAACCAAAATCTAAAGCATCTCCAGCACTGTCGTAAAACTCATCTGTAAGGTACTTATTGGTCAGGGTGTGGGTCAGCAGATTTATCTTGTCTATACCTTGATTGTTCTCATCAAGACCAAAAGCATACCCGTAGAACGCTACCGGTGGTGCACCCGAGTGCACCGATAAGGTCTCCACCAGCTTAGCGTAACTCTTACCACCAGCATCTATGGTGAACACCTCCACAACATAGGTATTATCCCCCGTAAAGGTGGGCGCACTTCCTATCCAGGTATAACCTGAATCCCACGATGCTGTGTAGTTGTTAGACCTCACATACAGGTACAGAGCCTGCCTATTCCCGGTCAGATCCCAAACTGGCAAGTCCATGGTGATATTTTCTTCCAGGACTATATGGTGCACATTGCTATCAGAAACATCTGGAACGTAGGTGCTTCCCGGTTCACTAGTATAGGTGACTGCAAGATCAGCCATACTGACCGCCAAACTAATTATCGAATCCACCTGTACCACAGCATTATCCGACTTGGTTCTTGCTACCTGAGTGTTGTCCCTAATCCTGTCAAGTGTGTCCTTCGTCACATTCATGGACACATAATGGTCTATCTGCCAGCTGTACTGCGTACCTTCATACCCCCTCTCAACATTGGTAAACGTATCCCCAGACGTGGAGGTTACCTTGATAACTTCCCACTGGTCATAGGTGACTGTATGTATAGTAGCTAAGAAATACTGACCTGCACTAGGAGAAGGGAACAGGTCTCCGCCCCCTGGAGCCAGATTAACCGTGGTCCCGCCCGTACTCAAGTCAGCTGATAAAGCAGTAATTACATTATTTCTGAATAACTGTGTAGCCACTAAACCACCTCGTATGTGTGCGTCACGTAGGTATCATAATCACCTGCATCTATAATATCCTGGCAGTACGCCTTGTGTGCCACAATCCACACCCGGTTATCATTCGAGAACTCCAGCACCCAATTATTTCTAAAGTACCTACCATACACTGCATAGGAAGGCACATACACCGGCCGGGGGAACTTGGCCCAATAAATACGGTCCTCTCCTACCCCAAAGTCCTTGGCTTCATTCTCTGTCCAGGTAAGGCTGAAATTGATCTCTGCCTCATCTGATATCTCGTTCCCTGCACCATCATAGAAATATACGTTCCTCAAGGCTGCTTCTTTCTGAGGGTCCAGATCGTCATCAAAGGCCGACAACTCTGTACTCAGAAACCTAACCCGCCAATACAGATGGGGGCCACTCCTATGCATAGAATTATACTCCCTCTTTACGGGCAACCCCCTAACAAATCCTGACGGTCCATACATAACTCAATCCATCTTCCATACTGCGTAATAAAATATGATCCCAGATTCATTGATTTCATCCCCAGCATCGGAGATGGTAAACCCCGAGGCAGCAAAGGCTAAGGATGGGGGCGACTCTACATGGTACTGATTAGCCCCCTTCCAACAGGCTCCAGTAGTAGCCTCAAAATCTCGGTCCCACATGTACATGTCATTATCATTAGCGGCCTCAGGCTTGAATATCATTATGACATCAGGCTGGAACCCAGGAGCCGTTATAGACGGTCCTGAGGCTGACCCATTACCGGTATAGCTCCCAAAGTGCTGTCTTCCGGTACTGTTCCTAGCCAACAGCATATGCCTATTTAGCAACGTGGGATAGTGATATACATACTCCTCATCAAACCCCAGATCCTCTGCGACCAAGGTACTTTGTTCAGAGTTGGCGCTATAACTCATCCGTAAGATAGCAGCCGGTAGATCCTTATGTACTATCTGCCACCCCGCCTGCTCCCCTGACGAGGTTACTATGGCGAAATCAGGTACGTCCCCCAGTGAGTGCCATGTCTTAACAGACTCTAACAGGTACTGCTGCCCAACATGAATATTATTGCTCCGCTCAGTCCTCCAGCACCACATACGATAATCATACAGGTACGTAGGGCCACCCCCATAGTACTTCCCATTGATAGTATAGGTGTCCCCAGTATCAGGGCCTGTGAACGCCTCCTGGATCGTAAACCCGTTCTTTAGCAGCTGGGTGATCTCTTGCTTATCCCAGTAGTCATTACTAGCCCTCTGTACCTTCATATCCACCAGAGCAGTCCAGTACTTAGCCCCTTCCCTGGACGTATGGGACCCTTCATCTGCCATCATGTTGTTCCAGATAAACTCTGGGGGCCAACCACAGTTAAAGCACTGCCCTACATGCATCTGACGAGGGGTGTGATAATAGTCAAAGCTGCTAGGGTACAACTGTTCTGCCTGCTCCCGAAACACGTCCACCAAAACATTATCGTTACGGACTAGGCCCACCGTTAACTTGGTGGTGTGAATGTAGTCATCATCATAGTCTGAGTCGAAATCAGGGAAGGTTATCTTCCAGTATCTGGCCTTCTGTACTGGCTGCTGGATGTGGCAGTACATGTAAATGTTGTTATGCGGCCCACCAGCAGTACTGTAATGCCTGTGGTGGTTATGGTTCCCAGGCTGCTTATACCACCGCACCTTATCGTGGGACCACCATAGAAACAGCTCTTCATATACCCCATTGTCCCCTACAGGATCTGAGGCTACAGATACCCAACCCAGCTGTTCTTCTGTCCCCAGATCTATTATCCAACCTGCGTCTCCAACATTATGGGCACTCTGGTAAACATATTCATAAAAAGGGTCAAAGCCAGCATTCTTGGAGTACTGATCACCTGCAGTGTACTCAAACCGACACATACCATAAGAGTGCTCATCATCAGGCTTCTCCACCATGGTAGTTGGAGAACCTAAATTTCTTCTGGGCTGGGACAACCCCTTAGGCCCACCCCCTCTCATTAGTAATCACCACCCTG